TGACCCCATTTTTGACCCCATTTTTGACCCCATTTTTGACCCCATTTTTGACCCCATTTTTGACCCCCTGAATCCGTGATTCCGGATACCTCCGGTCCCCCGTCTCCGGATACCCCTTTTTATTTTTCTCTTGACAGGATTTCCGTCCGGATTATCCTGGCTCCACATTAATATATCCCATGACACCCCAGTATATCGACGACATTCATATCTCTATTGCCGCCCCATCCTCCCCGCAGTGGCTCACTGCCATGGACGCAAGCAAAAGGTTCTGCCATGTCGGCCATTGCAATAATGCCTTTAGCGCAGGGCTGAAGGCTATTGCCCTTGGCTGGATGAAATTTGAGGACGCTGAAGGCTTTCCCCTCACTCCCGACTTGCGCAGATGCGGCTATATGTGCGACGCCTATGCAATGGACAAGGGCGTGAAACTTCCCGCGCCCCTGCCTGATGCCTATATAGATAGTATTGTCAAATGGCGGGAAATCGCCCCCGAGGCGGGCATCCCCAAATCCGTGCTCCCTGCCTTCGTGCCGTCAGTCTCCTTCAATTACAAGTTTATCCGCAAATGGCAGAAGGACAGCCAGGATGACCGGAAGAAGTACCTGAGCGCGAAAGCCTTGGCCGGGCGCGATCCCAGGGCGTGGAGCCATACGGGCCTGTTCTGCATTGACATTGACGCCGGGCACGACGGAAACCCTGAAGCCCCGGACGCCCTGTACGCCCAGGCCCATGCCAGTGGCGCCTTCTCCCAGATGCCCGGATTCCTTTTTTCCTATGCGTCCCCGAATCAGGGAATCAAGCTGATGTTTAAAGTGGACCCGGTTCTGCTCGCGCTTCTCAATACCCCGGATGGATGCGGAGATGCGGACCTGGAATCCCCGGAAGTATCCGAGGAAGCCCTGGTCCGGGTGCAGTCTTTGCGCGAGAAGAACCACGCCATATGCTTTTACGCTATCGCCGCGATGGTTTCCCGCCATACCGGGCTTGCCGTGGATTTATCCTGCTCCGATCCCTGCCGCCTCCAGTTCATGTTCCGGGCCCATGCCTCCCGGTATGAGCTCAATCCCTGTCTCCTTGATTCCGATGTCCCGGAATCCCTGCTTCCGGGGTTCAGCATCGACGGAGCCGATGCATGGAGGGAGTATGAGGAGGTAGCCGCCCGCCGCGGAGCCTCCGGCTCCGCTGTGCTTCCCCGGAATTTTGAGCCCGGAAATGACAATAAGCCCGACAGTATTTTGAGGTTTGCCGACTGGCTCAAATCCAGGGGGTGGCTGAAGGAAGCCCAGCACGTTTTGGACATGACTCCCGGACCCCGGGGCTATTATTCGTTCTGCCTCCAGTGCCGGGATGTAAGCAGTACGCCTTCCGGTCCTCGTGACTTGCTCCTGTGGCTTGACAGGGATACCCCCGGGAGGTTCGGCTTCAAGTGCCTGCATGATTCCTGCCAGAGCCGCGCCAAGGTCAAGTACCCGTTCTGGTATCTGGCAAAGCTCTACCATGAGGAGCAGGAGGCGTTGAAGATTGCCCATGAGGCATCCAATTCCTATCAGGTGCCTGAGCCCATCCGCAAGTTCATCCGCACCAGAAGCGAGCTCTCCGAGCACAAGATCATCATCGGGAACATCGGGATGGTCCAGTCCTCCTTCAAGTCTCCCGATGCCCTGCCGAACCTGTTCGAGTGGGAAGAGAAGACCGGAGCCCTGCTTACTACGGCCCTGAATGTGTCGGGCTATGTGCGCCACTGCATGGGATTGTATCCCGTATATAACAAGGACCTGTGCTGTAACGAGTTCATTTCTCCGGATACGGGCATGTGCTTCCCGTTTGACGCGGTGCGCAAGGCCGTCCTCGGCTACTTCATGTCCCGGTGCAACAAGGACGTGTCCAAGCAGTTTCTTTTTACCGCCCTGCATGAGGCCCAGGGCCTTTCCTATTCGCCGCTGTTTGCGCTGGGGTACTGGGAGGAGTGGGACGGAGTTCCCCGGGTGGACCAGTATATCGACCTGCTGGAGTGGGACCCGGCCCACCAGCCGCCTAAAATCTTAAAGGAGGATGGCACGCCCATGTCGGGGCAGGAGTGGAAGCGGTATGCCCTGCGCTCCTGGCTGGTGAATTGCTGGGAGCGCACCGTCTGCTCGGTGATCGGCTCGGACAAGGTGCCGACCTTCGGTGGCCGCCCCTCGCACCTGATGCCGGAAAACAAGATGATCATCCTCTGCTCGGAGACCCAGGGGGTGGGCAAGACCCAGTGGGTGAAGGGGCTGGTGGGGAGCAAGGCCCAGGAGTCGCTGGTCATTGCCGATAAGCTGGAGCAGAGCAAGGACCATGACAAGATTTCGGCCATCAAGCCGATCTTTTTCCTTGACGAGATGGAGAAGACTACGAAGAACGAGGAGATGAACTCGCATCTCAAGATGGTGCTGACCCGGAGCCACATTGACATTCGTGATCCCTATGAGAAGGACATCATGCACAGGAAGGTGGTGACTTCCTTCATCGGGGCGACCAACGAGCCAAAGCCTTTGAGTGATGCCGATGGAAGCCGCAGGCTTGTGTTGCTTTATGTGAGGAGGCCCGCCGATAAGATGGGCAGTGTAGGCAATTGCCCCGAGCATGTGAAGGAGATGCAGTCGCTCAATGTCGCCCAGTTCTGGGCCGAGATCAAGTACCTGTCCGAAACGGCCAAGCCCGGGGAGTATGCGCTGACGCCCCAGGAGACCAATCTTGTGCATTACAACCAGACCACGGCTTTGGAGAACGGGGAGTTCAACCACCTCGTATCCTACCTCCGCTTCATTCCCTCAAACTACCCGGCGGCGGACGGGAAACAGCTCCGCAAGATGATCAACGGGGCGTACAACGATCCGGCCAATATCATCAATTCGGTCCGCAGGTATCTCGGGGAGCGGGAGATCAAGGTCTCCTGGCGCGGGAGCAAGCAGTTCCGCCAGCATCTTCTGGCCCAGGTGCCCGAGGGGTGCTCTCCCACCTACTATACAGGCAAGCGCGGGTCTCCCCGTGTCGCCCTGTACCCGGTTATGCTTGAATCCGAGTTCGAGCTTCTGGCCTCCGATACAGCCAGGAAATCCTGGGCTCGGGACAACCCGGAGGAGGCGGCGAAGTATTACAAGCGGATCAAGTTCGGCCTGGGAGATGGTTCCCTGGTTGACGTGGACCCGGCGCAGGCCGAGAAGCTGGACATCTACAAGCCCTACTATGACCAGTATATGGAGGACAGTCTGGAAAATGAGGACGAGGAGTAAAAAATCTCTTGACATTTTCCCCTGATATTGTAGGATTCTCCTGATTTGAGGCTTTTCGGTGTCGGCTTCATGTCTTCATTCTATGTATTGGGAAAGCCCCGGAGCAGAAAGATTTGCTCCGGGGTTTTTTTGTTGACAATCTCCCTCCCCTGATGCTATGTTTCACGTTGTCGGGGCTCCGGGATGCAGGGAATCATGGACGATGAAAGACTCGTAGGAACTTGGATTCCCTTTCCCACCCGCCCCCAGCCCAAATCGCTCCCATGGTAGAGAACCCGCATGGCGCGTTTAACCATGCGGGTTCTTTTTATTTTCTTCTCTTGACATTCCGCCCCAAATGTGATAGATATGGCGCATGCAGTTGGGGGAAGTCCTTCCCGGGCTTCCGTCCGAGCACGCCTTCAGGTGTGCCGCCCGAAGGCTAGGAACCTGATACAGTAATGGCACTGTGGATGTTTATTCATTTCAGGTTTCGTCTCCTTTCTACTCCCGACATTTGCTGTACTGCTCAATCAGTTTTTGTTGTATTAGTATAAGAATCTCCCCTGGTTCATTCCGGGGGAGATTTTTTTCTTTACTTATTAGCTCCATTTGGCATATTCCAGCACATGAAGTATTTAAAAACTGGAGCTACTCGCAGGGTTTTTCTCATAGGGAGGTATGCTTTTAAGGTTCCCTTTGCATGGCCTGGAACCGGGAATGCTTTTTGTGGAATCTTCAGGCGGCTTCGTGATGGCCTCTTTGCAAATTGTTGTGAGAAGGTTTACTCCGGAACTAGTTTCTCAGGAAATGGCGCAGGTTTTGTTTGCAATCCCGTTGTGTTTGCTCTCCCCTGGGGCCTTCTTGTAGTTCAGCGCAGGGCATTGCCTATTGATAATGATACCTTTGATACTCTTGAGGAAGCTTGTGCGTGGAGCCCTGTGGAGTATAAGCCGGATAGTTTTGGCTTTGTGGATGGAGAGCTTGTGGCTGTAGATTATGGGGCTGGAAGTTTTTATGATTGACATTCCGCTTCCGGAGGGTAGGTTTCCTTTGCTATGAAGACACGCGACATGCGCTGGGAAAGGACTATGGAGCGGATTACCGCCCGATGGCTTAAAAGAGCCATGCAGTCATTAACAAGCCAGAGGAGGCAAATGTATGAAACTGTTTATATTATACATGATAAAATTCCTCTTTTCATCAATGTCAGCAAGTATGATTACGAGAGTTCTCTCCGGTATTTCGACTTGCTTGATTCAGCATTTCTAGTGGACGGCAAGCTTGTAGCCTGCACCCACGTATCCCAGACCGTACCTCAAGCCATTTGCATGTCATGCGCCTCGAATGCGATAACTCAATAGCCCGGGACCGTTTACGAGTCCAGCAGGCCAGCTACTTGCTGAGAGAGCTCCTGAAAAGGAAGCACGTCAAGATTGAAAAAGTTCCTGATTTTAGTGGGAGTTCATTCAAACTTGAAATAAAGTTCGGCTGGTTTTATTCCAGGAGAATTCTCTTGATGATAGAGAAGTACCGGAGAGCCAAAGACGGCCCTGATCTGGATCGCATCCATGCTGGGGAACCAAATGACCTTGATGTTTTTATGCATGTTGGCTGGCGGGAGGCTTTTTATTGCCGGGTTCCTAATTTTTTGCTCCAGCGTTTTCTGAATAGGATGGCCTATAGGGCAGATAAAGTATTGAAAAAAGAAGAAGAAAAGGAGATAAAGTTTGCTAAAAGGGTTTTTGGAATTTATTCCAGGAAGCTTCGCTTGCCTGATTTGTATTTTGCAGAGAACACAGAGGCCGCATGGGATTTTATTCTTAAAAATAATTACGATACCAGCAAGCTTTCCAAATGGGATATAAAAAAGATGCACCAGGAATATCTTGAATTGAAAAAATTCAAAAAAGAACATACTAATGACTAATACAAGAGAGACGATTGAGACAATTCCGGGTCTCTGCATGGAGATTGTGGAAGATTGTCACGAGATTGATGGAGACGTTATTTTCTGGGACACGGAAACTTTCTACAGCAAGGAATATTCCGTCGAGAATACCGATGCCCGGACTTACTGTGCGGACCCCCGCGGCTATTGCTACATTATTTCCGTGACGGATGGCAAGCGGGTCTGGTCCGGAACTCCGAAGGATTTTGACTGGGAGATTGTCCGGGGCAAGAAGCTCTGCGCCTTCAACCAGAACTTCGACGCCGCTGTTTATTACTTCATGCTGGGAGCCCCCGGGGATTCTCCCATGAGTGGCTGGCTCTGCGCCAAGGCCGCCTGCAATTACCTGGGACTTTACGGTTCCCTGGCCGAGCTCATTGAGAAATGCTTTGGAGTTCAGGTCAGCAAGGATGTCCGTGATGCCGCCGAGGGCGTGGACTTCAGCAAGCTGGACAGTATTCCTGTTGACATGATTCGCTATGTGTGCATGGACTCCTATTATGGCTGGGCTCTGTGGGACCGTTTCGGCAAGTATTGGCCGGAGGACGAGAGGGAGCTCTGGTGGGCTACGGTAGAGATGTCCTGGAAGGGTTCTCCTACCTCCCTGGAGTTCCTGGACAAGGGGCTTGCGGTGATGGAGAAGGCACGGGATGCCTACAAGGAATCCATCCCGCTGGAGAAGACTCTTTCCCTCCCCCTGCTTAAAGCCAAGTGCGTGGAGGCCGGAGTCCCTGCTCCTGAGTCCACGGCCAAGACCAGCAAGGTCTGGCAGGATTGGCTGGATGAATATGGAGAGCAGGTTCCCTGGGTTCGCAATATTGCCCGGTACCGGAGTGCCAACCGCCTCCTTTCCCAGTTCCATCATATTCGCCCCCGGGTGTACATGAGCGACGAGGGGTTTGAGCGGTTTCCGGCTACACTCACCTATTGCGGGGCCACTACGGGGCGTTGGACGAGCGGCGGGGATCATTTCAATGTTCAGCAACTGAACCGCAATGAGGTTGAAGGGTTTGACATTCGCGGCGTCATCCGGGCCCCGGAAGGTTATTCCCTTGTGTTCTGCGACTGGGCCCAGATTGAGGCGCGCGTCATTGCGTGGTATGTGGGCCAGGACGAGATTCTGGTCCCGCTTCGTGAGGGGGCTTCCGACCTCTACGCCCTGTATGCGAAAGCCTGGAACCTCCTTCCCCAGGAGGTGGAGCACTTTGAAGAGTGGTGCAAGCTTCCCGGAAATGATCCCATGCTCCGGCAAGTGGTGAAGGCTGGTGCCCTGGCTTGCGGATTCGGCCAGCGGGCCGCGGGGCTCCATGCTAAAAATCCCCACATGACCATGGAGCAGTGTGAGTTTATTGTGGATACGTATCATCAGAAGAATCCCAAGGTGCTGGCTTGGTGGGAAACCTTGAAGGAAAAAATCCGCAGGGGTGCCCTTTCTTCCAGCAAGTCCTTCTCCATTCAGCTTCCCTCGGGGCGCACTCTGTATTACCGGGGCCTGTTCAAAAAGCTCTGCCAGTCCTCCAAGGGCAAGCCCTATTGGGCCTGGGCCTACAAGCCAAACAAGTTTTCTACCCGGGTTGTCAATGTCTCCCTGCTGTCAAACAATGTCGTCCAGGGCATTGCCCGCGACCTGATGAAGAATACGGTGCTTGAAATGCGCAGGCAGGGATGCCCTGCATTTGTGATCATTCATGACGAAGGCGGCTTTCTGGTGAAGGATGAAGACCTGGATCACATGGTCCCCCTGATTAAGGGAGTCATGGAATCCGTGCCTCCGTGGGCCCAGGGCCTTCCTCTTCTGGCTGAACCTAAAGTGCTCAAAGTGTACAAGAAATGAGACTGGTTCCTTTCAAATCCCAGCAGGATTGCATCTCCCGGATGGTATCCGCCATCCGGGAGAACGGGGCCGTGCTGAACAATTCGGGGACCGGAGCCGGGAAAACGCTTCAGGCGATTGAGGCGTGCCGGGAGCTTGGACTACACCCCATAGTGGTCACGACGGCTACGACCACAGTCTCTTGGACACGCGCCATGCTTCAGCAGGAGCTGGACTGGTATGATGTTTTAAGCTGGGAAAAGATCAAGAACGGCTCTACGGAGTGGTATCAGGCCCGCAAGTCCGGCAGGTATGCCTACAGGAATTGGAAGGCACCCAAGGATGCCATTCTGATTTTTGACGAGTCCCAGAAGTGCATGAAGCTGGATACTCAGAATGCCAAGATGGTCCTCCAGGCCCTCTCTCAGAAGATTCCGCTCATGTTCCTTTCCGCCACCCCCTTCATTGACCCCCTGACGATGGGAGTCTATGCCGTGGCTTTCCGGCTTATTCCCTCCTCGCTCCAGTTTATCCGCTGGGCCAAGTCCATGGGAGCCCAGAAAAACTTCTGGGGGAGCTATGAGTACAAGGATACGCCGGAGAACATGGCCCGGATTGCGGCTTTGAACGCGGCTCTGACGGAAAAGAATCTTCTGGTCAAGGCCGACCCGGTAGAGATTGCCTCCCACTTCCCGGAGAATGCCGTGCATACCAAGCTGATTGAGGTGGACAAGAAGACAGCCGCCCAGGTCAATGCCGTGGCCGCCCTGTTCGTCAAGCAGGAGGGACTGCGCGAAGACGACATCAAGCGCGCCCAGCTGAAGAAGCGCGACATCCAGGCCATCACCGACATGCTTCGGGCCCGTCAGATGGTGGAGGCCATGAAGATTCCCTATATTGTTGAAACTGCCAGGAATATGCTTGACAGCGGCAATAGCGTGGTGGTATTCGTTTCGTTTACTGACACGATTGATGCCATCCGGGAGCTCTTTTCCGGCACTCCTTGCTGTGAAATCAGTGGGAGAGTGACTGGGAAGAAGCGGCAGGAAGCCATTGACAGGTTCCAGAATGACGAGGCCCATCTCTGTATTGTGCAAATTGCAAGCGGAGGAGCCGGGATTTCTCTTCACGACACCCGGGGGGTCCGCCCCCGCGTAGCCTTGCTCAATGTCACCTACAGCTTTGTAGAAATGGAGCAGGCCCTGGGCCGGATTCACCGCCTGGGAGGGAAGACGCCCGCCATCCAGTACCTGCTGGTGGCCGCCAATACGATTGAGGAAACCGTGGCGGACCAGCTCCGCAAGAAATATAAAACAGCAACCACATTATTGAACGGTGAAGAAGATACCACAAGAATACAGTAGGACCGGATTTGAATATAAGCTGGTGGAACGGGATGGCGATTTTGCCATTTATTCTGTCATGAAAGACTCTTTTAAGAATTATGAGCTTGTCTTGGTCCGGAGATATAAGGAGGATAATGATTTTGTCAAGGTGAAAGCCGGGGATGAATACCTCCCGGGGTCTTCGGAATGGGGGTCCTACGGCTGGACCCTTCCCACATTGGCCGCCTGCCATTCTAAAATTAAGACCCTTAAAGAAAAATATGAAGCCCAAAACCAAAACTGACAACAGCACGGGAACTCATTCCAAGTACAGCCCTTCGGGGCTGGCAATGTTTGCAACCTGCCCCGGCTATGTAGCCGCCCAGGATCAGCAGGATGAAGAGGAAGTGGAGGATGAGTTCTCCCCCTCGTCCATTGGCACCCGGATTCACGCCGCCCTGGAAGCGGGAGACCCCCGGTCCCTGCTCTCTGCCCACGAGCTATCTATCTACGACAGTGCCCAGAAGATGCTGGATGATGCGTGGACGGAGTTTACCATGAAGACAGAGATAGAACGAGCGTACCAGGAGTTCCTTCCAGAACACAAGTTCCGTGGGATTGTGTTTGACCCTGCTGAAGAGGCCCAGACGGGGACTGCCGACGTGCTCATCCGGGCAAATTGCTTTTCTTTGATTGCCGACTATAAGACGGGGATCAACGCTGTGACTCATCCGAAAGACAATGCCCAGTTTATTTCCTATGGGCTTCTGGAGATGGAAGAGAATCCTGATTGTGAAGCGGTTGTTTTGGTTCTTATCCAGCCAACAGTGGCCGATGGGTTCAAGATGGCGGTGATGTATCGGAACGAAAAGGCCCCTCGTTTGGACTATGCTGAGAAAGTTGAAGGTGATTTCAAGTACAATTTGAACCGGGTAGCTTCTATCATTCTTTCCCATAAAGCCAACAGGGACAATCCGTATGCCTACCATGCAAGTCCGTTTACCTGTGCTTATTGTACCAAGTCCAATAAGTGCTCACGTATTTTTGAGCTGGCCCGGACTCTTGGAAAGCGGACATTGGATGCAGACGTGTTGACAGTCAATCCGGTGAATGAAGTGATGGATGGATTTGATTCCCCGGAGACGGTTTCCCAGGTCCTTGACTTCTGTTTCATCATGGAAAAGGTCCAGGCTCGTGTGAAGGAGATTGCCAAGACAATGTTCTCAGCCGGAGTGGAAGTTCCCGGGTACAAGTTTGCTTCCCGCGGCACTACGGTCCATGTCAATGCAAGCCAGTTCCGCGAGTATATTCTCTCCCGAATGAGCCTTGAAGAGATTGTCGGTTCCCTCACGACCTTCCCTGCTTCCAAGCTTTTGAAGTTTGTCATGGCCCGAGAGACCGAGGGGATGAGCCAAGAAGAAGAAGAAGAATTCCGTTTGGGATTTTTAGAAGACCTTGAGGATATGGGGGTTATTAAAGAGGTGAAAGCCAGAGTCGCACTTTTGAAAAAATAATGGTTGACAATGGCGTCTGTTTTTCTATCGTGAGGTCCACTTCGGGGGAGTAAATCCCCTTACAAACTGAATTAAGATTATGGCTAAAATTGAAAAAAGTGAAGACAAGAATGTGCAAGATGATTTGCTGAATGTCGGTACTGAACCCAATGCGCTTGCGAAACCGGACCAGTATTGCGCTGTTGACGGTGATGTTGATTCCTCTGACTTGAGGATGCCTGTCATGAACGCCTGGAGTGCTTCCAGTCAGGTATTCATCAATGACGGAGTAGGAGCCCAGGGGGATATTCTCTTCCGCGGTTTTGTTGTAGGGAACGTAAGCAATCCGGTTGAAATCATCGTGCTGAAGGTGAAGAAATACTTCAAGGAGAATCTTCCTTACGGCAGTGATGAACGTCCCCAGATTTTCAACTCTGTTCAGGAGTATGTCAATGCCGGATTTGTCAAGAAGGATATTGTCCGTGTGGCCGACATCCTGTTTTTGGCGAAGCGTCCTGAGAAACCTTGCTCTGCTTCTACGACGGATGAAGACCTGGATATGCTTTTCGGAATTGACTTCATGGGCGGCAAGTGGGCCGCTGGCAAGATTATTGCCCAGAAGTCCAATTACAATCTCTGTGCAATTCCTCTCTTTACTTTTTATGGGATTGCCAATCCTCCTAACGGATTCCTGGAACACAGGATCAGGATTGGTTCTGATGTCCTGACGAACCAGAAGAACAAGTACACAGTCCTTAAATCCATGGTTCAGTCCAAGAAGGTTGAAGGTCAGCTTGAAGAATTGAAGAGTTCCGGTCTTCTGAGCCTGATCCAAGGCTAATTTTCTTGACGGTATAAAACATAAACGATATAGTGTGGGAGTCCTCTTTGGGTGAGAGGACTCCCTTTTTTATGAAAAAACTGCCTGCGACTGTGATACTTGGTGTGGACCCTGGTGTGAGTGGAGGACTCGCTCTGGCGGACACAAAAAAAAAGGTGGTGTATTATACCAATATGCCTAAGAAGATGGAGAACTTCGGGTACTTTTGCAATGCGTTGTGCACCATAAAGAACCGGAAGATGTTCATTGAGCACATGAGCTATGCTCAGGGGGGACGGAAAGATGAGTCCGGGAAGTTCATCCGCATCAGCAATCCCAGGTCCATGGGTATTCTTGGTCAGAATGCCGGGTATTTGATGGGAAGTGCGGAAGCGATGGGGTACAAGATTGAAGAAGTCTGGCCCCAGCAATGGATGGGAAGGATGGGAGTCCATGACACCGGGTTGTCTTGTAACGATAAAGGCTGGAAGAACAACCTCAAGCGGCTGGCTTCCGAAGCTTTCCCGAAAGCCAAAGTCACATTGAAGACGGCGGATGCCCTCCTCATTCTTCTGGATGCCTACCGCCGTCTTACGGAGGACCCGGAAGCCTCGCTGGCTGACTGGGATATGTACCAGATCAAGTTCTAATGGCTGTTTCTCGACAGTTTATACGCTATGGCCGGAAGTGGCCGATGGATGCCTCAGAGATCGACATCGAACTCTGGTGCTTCAAGTATGCGTGGCCTAAGGAAAAGGGGGGCCTTGGCCGCTATGGTCATGCAGTCAAATGTATTGATCTCCTTTGGAATTATAAGGGCAGTCCCTCCCCGGTAATTTGGACTCCCTGGGTGGAGTATGGCCTGAGGCATGCCTGTGAGAACAATGTCTGCATCATGGGCGGCGGTTCTTCCTGCGGGAAGTCCATGATCATGGCCTTGATGGCCCTTCTTTTCTATTTGTCTGACCCCAGGCATACCATGTGCCTTATCACTTCGACCACGATTGAAGGTGCCAAGAAGCGTATCTTCAAGGATGTCAAGAGATTTTGGCGTTCATATTTTCCTGGGAAGCTGGTGGATGGCCAGGGTAAGATCAAGGGTATCAATGAGGAGGATGAGATTGATGATTCCCAGGGCATTGTCATTATTCCCTGCGCCAATGTAGGAGACCCTACAAGCCGATTCATCGGGATCAAGGCCCCCAACATGCACGTTTTCTATGATGAGCTTTCCGAGCTTCCCATTGAGCTTGTTGATGTTTGGAGGACCAACCTGAACACGAACGCTATTGATACTCCTCCGACACTCATGGCGGCTTCCAACCCCAAGAGCCGGACTGATGCGTTCGGTATTATGGCGATGCCCAAGGACGGTTGGAATAGCGTGGACATTTTCACCGAGGAGACCTGGAGGACCCAGGATGGGATTTATATCCGGTTTGACAATACCAAGAATCCTCGTATTGCTTTAAACCGGGAAGACTGGTCCTTCTACGTCAGCCGACCCATTATTGAAGAAGCCATTCGTCAGTATGGGGCAGACTCCGCTTTCATCCAGCGATTCCATAAAGCCACGTTTTCTGACGACATCGAAGAGGGAGCCCTGCTTTCTGAAGCCGAAATTTATGCGGCAGGGGCGGACGGCATGCCCGTATTTGGCCCCAAGCCCATCATTAAGATTGCGAGTCTTGACCCGGCCTATACCAATGGCGGGGACCAGTCTGTCGTCCGTTGCGCCAAGGTGGGCTATGATCTGAATGACAATCTGTGCATGTTCGTTTATGCACGCTTTGCTCTCAAGTCCACCAAGAACAAGGAGGATTTAAAATCACGCAACTTCGATATTGCCAAGCAGGTTTATGATATTCTTCAGCAGGAAGAGATTTCTCCGGACAACTTTGTTGTGGATATTACTGGCGGCGCGGCGTTTGCCGACATTCTGGCCTCGTATCTAGGCCCAAAATTTGAGGCGATCAGTTTTTCCGGGAACGCCAGTAGCACGCCCATTTCAGCCTCTACTCCTGAACTGGCTTGCAAGATGTATGCCAACAAGGTCTCCGAGCTCTGGGGCGTGATGAAGCTGGCGATTGCTTCCCAGCAGTTGTACGGCCTGGATTCCAAGGACATCCTGGAAATGAAGTCCAGGCTTTACACCTCGGAAAACGGAAAGATCAAGGTAGAGCCAAAGAGATTGATGAAGAAGAGAATTCGTCATTCTCCCGACGATGCTGACGCTATCGCTCTTCTGGTGCATATGGTGAGAAAGAAGTTCGGCATGGCTTTTGCCAGGATGCCGGACAAGGCCCCTACGGCCCAGAATAGGCCCAGATATAAATTTGAGCTTGACAGCAAAGGGAACCCCATTCTACACTCCCGGGATATTAAGGCTTACCTGCATGATCCCGATCAGGCGGCCAAACAGCCGCCGCCTGAGGTTCGTACTTTTCAACGTCAGGTACAGAAGCTGGGGTCGTTGCTCTGGAAGTAAGAATAAAATCAGTAGCGTAACTTATTGATACTATGGCATATGTGGATAAAGAGCTTGTAAAGAAAGCTATCAAGTTTTATCGGGATGGACTCCCGATTGAAGTAATTGAAAACCTAACCCGGATTCCCAAGCTCCATTTGGAATCTATTCTTGGTGAAGTAGAGCTGACAAAAGACGAACTGCTGGCTCGCAAGGAGTCTCTTGAAATTTTTTCCCAGTCCGTCCAGGAGAAAGTCATTGAGAGAAGGACCAGGAGAACCGAAGTGGAATCCGAGATTCTTGGAAGCATTGAAGACAATTTTTCCACTTTCATGAAGCAATCCTTTGAGAGGCTTTGCAGGGCTTCCGGCACGTTGCCTTTGGATAGCTTCAAGGATGTCGCATCCCTTGTAGGAGCTATGGGGAAAGCCAGTGAAATCTGGGAGCGGTTCAATGATGCCGTAGCCAAGCGAGACCTCAAGGCCATGCAGGACATCATGGCAACGATGGAGCTTGAGGTGACGAATATCACAGTGCAGACAGCGGTTGATTCCGAGGGGCGCATTAAGCTTGATGCTGATGGGAAACGAGTTGTGACGGAAGAGGCCCAGGCCAGGAAAATTACTTTGAAGCCTCTTTGATTTTTTCCTTGACGTGAACGTTTCAGATGTTATGTTTACGTCGCTATGAGCAACAAGAATACAGTTAATTATGAGTTGTTAGAAAGTTTATCCACTGCGGTTTCTTTCGTTTTGACGGCTATTATCTATTTAATGGGTTGTGGCCAATTAGTTGATTTCCTTAATGTGGAATATGGATCTCCTCTAATCATTAGCTGGGGTTTTTCCCTTTTTGTAGGTCTTCTTTTTTTAGGAATTCCTTTAGGAGTTTTTTACTATTGTCTCGGGGCTATCTTCATGGTTGTTTTTTATCCTTTTTTTTGGTTTGTAAGTCGCATTAGAGTTGAGAATAAATGAAAGTCATTGATGTTATAAGCAGATTTACGAGAAACCTCAGGGGATGCTATCTTCATTTAAGTAGTGCTCAGGTTCTTATTTCGGTTGCAAAGGGGAAAGTATTCCATAAGGACATTTTTGAGGACACCAATCTTCACTGCAATACTGTCACCAATATCTTGAGAGACTTGGTTGAGCAGGGCTTAGTTTCCTGCACGGAGTTCAAACGTCCCAGGAAATATTCCCTCACAAAAGATGGAGAAGCAGTGGTAAAGCGACTTTTAACTATGAAGGATAACGATGAGGACTGAAGAATGCGAAAAGTTTTTTGACCTCTTGAAGAGGTGGATGCCTGCTACCTTCACTAATTCGGAGCTTCATGAGGAATATGAATTCTCTGAGGTTTTTGTTGGCCGTGAAAAGAATCCGCTTCCTGTTGGGTTCACTCATGGCGGCCTGACTATCGAAGGCTACTCAAAAGCTGTCGATGCTCCTTACATCGTCTCTTGTCTCTGCGGGCATACGCTTCAATCCGACCGATCCAGGATTGAGAATAACATGACTTGCGGATGCTGGGACCGTGCTGTCCGGACTGCCTATTTGATTCGCATGCGAATTGAAGCCCTTCGTGTCTGGATGGGGCATATGAAGGAATGGCTGAAGGACCTGGAAAGCATTAAGCAGTTTTCCATGGACTACCTTTCCAAGGTCGGTGCTCCGAGCACCTATGAAAAGAGTCTTGTCCAGATAGAGACCGGACCTTTCCATCCAGCATTGAAGCGGAATGGTACTCCTCCTGAGCAGTTGGAATTCCTGGATTTCTTTTATGTAGTTCTCCCTCCTCCTTTCTATATGGATTGGCTCCGGGACCTTGCAACCCATGCTCTGGAGGACCATCCCTTATGGGAGGCCATGCCGATGAATTCGCTTGCTGGCTATGAGGATGCAAAAACGGAACTGCCCGAGTTCGATGCGAATTGTTTCATTTCTCTGGTAAACTTCTTGACAGAGAATGAAAAAAGGTTTTATGATGGGAAGAACAGGCTTAAAAAGCCTCTGGATGGTGAGCCCGTTAATAGATAGCCATGTCCGTTATTCCTAAACCTCCTCGCCGTTCCAAGGCCCTTTGGGGATCGGCATTTGATTTCGGGGATGCTTTTGATTTTATTCGAGGGCATCGAAAGCCAAAGTCTTATGTCTCCCCCCTTCCGGGAGAGGTACTACGTTCAAATCCCGAGGTGAGGAACATCCGGTATTTCTTTTCACTGAAGACCCAGCACTTTCATCCCTTTGTGTATTCTTATGCTTTGCATCATACACAACCTCATCGTCGAACAAAATCTCCTAATTTCAATTCACTGGGGGGAGTTGTTCCTATTATAACTCTTTACCATACAACGGTTTCTTCTCAATTCTTCTGGCGGTATTATATGTTTTTCTACCTAATGACCGATCGGGCTTTTTGCTTCTCCCCTTTCCAGGCGGTGTATGCAGATCAAAGATTGTACTTCAGGAATGTAGATAAACGATATACCGGAAGACTCATATAACAACCAAAAAATACTATGCTGTTAGTTATTCCATGTGAACCCCGAGTTCAAAAAAATGCCAGGGCTATTGCCACCTCCCTTGTAGAGAACACTGCTCCTGAAGACCTTCTGACGGTTGATCTTCTCTGCATCACTCCTTATCAAAATCTTACCGCGGCCAATGATTTCATTGAAGTCCTCAAGGGCCGTTGCAATTCGTTCAATGTCAAGTGCATTGATACTCCCTCCGCGTCTTTGTATGACATGGTGAACAAGATGTGGGCCAAGTGCCTTCAAATCCTTGCGATTGAAGCGGCTCCGAACGGTCTGGATATTCCTGTTCTCTGGTATTCGGAACGCGGGAACCAGTTCTTCAAGCAGGATGCCATTGCTACTTTGGACGGGTACTACACCAAGCGGAAGGCCAAGGTCATCTTTGGACAGCGGTTCCACATTCCGGCCCGCACTATTACGGTTGACCATGTGGACCCGGCCCGCGATACCGTCGAAGGTTCCTTTGTGTTCTCTTCCCAGATTTCTGCGGCTTATCCTCAAACGGTTCCTCTGTCTGTTTCTCTTCAGCCTGCCGACCATTTCCGGGTATTCCTTTCCGGGGTATTCATTGGAGACCAGAGTGAAGAGTACGCCAAGTGGGACAACCTGTTTTCTACGGAGGTTGAACCCAAGGTAGAAGCGGCAGTTGTCGCTACTCAGGTTCTCTCCCAGGCTGTCAATACTCCCCAGGCCCTTCCTGTGGCCGCCTTCGGGGCCTCCGGGGCCTCCCCCGATGGGCAGACCCTTGATGTGGATGGAGGAATGACGCTGGCACAGAAGCGCGCAATGCTTGCCATGTGCAGTAAGCGATCCACCTTGAAGCCTGAAGATGTTACTTATTCTGCCCCCAGTGTCGCTGGCGTGACCAGTGAGGTTGATGTTCAGGCTCAAGCCTCTGGCTTCCATATTCAGGCCAGTGAAGGTACGGTTATGGGAAATCCTGAAGCCATAGAGGAGCATAATAAAAAAGTGACTGGGAGAAAGAAGAAAAAGTCCGCTCCGGAGCCCGAGGCTTCAGAATTAGGAACTGACCCGGAAACTTTAGAGGTTGACAAAGAGCCGAAGGAAGGCGATATTGAACCAGCCTCTGGTGTTGAATTTCCGGAGGACGGCAAAGACCCTGATTTCGTATGATTAAGACTCCTCCCAAGTCCTTTACCTCTTCTCCCAACACTACGGCAGGTTCGCTTGCCGTAGTGGACGGGGACGGAGAGTTCCTGAAAGACCGCGTGCCTGATGTGTTCACGGCGCGCAGTCTCCTTTTTCTTGCTCTTCAAGCGGACATGGGCTCCGCTATTGCCCGTGTAGAAGCCCAGCGCGAGCTGGACGGGATTGAACCCTTCAACCCTGATTCCCTGTCTCAGGCAGGCCAAGCTTACCGGACGAACAGCAACTTCCGTTTCATGACGGTGGCCCATCTTAAAACGATGGCGAGCCTTCGTGACGCCATTTCTTCCAATCCGTTCCTGGTCTCGGTGGAAACCAAGTATGGGTCTTCGCAACAGCAGGCTCTTTCCTCGGTTCTTCTCTCCCAGCTCATGACGGACATGGTGAAGAGCATGCCTGGGTATCAGTCCACGATGGACGATCTCCTGCATAACTTTGCTTTCCACGGCTTTGGCCTGACCTATTTTGACGACACGGAATCCTGGTTCTTTAATTCCGGGGGCCTGGATGACTTTGCCTTTGAACGCTATACCAAGGCGGACCCCAGGAACCTGGAGCTTGTGTTCGCTACCCGCATGCTCCGGGCGCATGAACTCATGGCCTATATCAAGGATGAAGAGGTTGCCCGGATCGCCGGATGGGATGTTGAAGCGGTAAAAGCTGTAGTGAAGTATGCGTCCTACAACATGCCTAATCCCTATAAGGCTCCGGAGAATATCACTCGGATGGAGAAGAACCATGACTTCACGATTGGCGATGTGGTTGGTACGGCCATTCCGATTTCTCACGTCTGGATCAAGCAGTTGGATGGAACGGTCTCTCATAAGATTTTCTTTGTAGATAATCAGAGCAAGACTGCCGAGGGCGGAGATTTCCGGCTGGATAATCCGGAGTTCAACGAGTTCCTGTTTGTCAAGGAAAAAGCCTACGACTCCATGGAGCAGGCTTTCACGATGTTCCCCTTCGGGGTTTCCTCTTCCGGGGACATTCATGCCCTGCGTGGCTTTGGCAACACGTTGCTGGCCCACGTTCAGCAACTTAACCGCTTTACTAACTCGGCTCTTGACATTGCCAAAATTGGGATGTCGGTTACAGTCCAGCCTAAAAATGAAATGGACAGGCTGGAATCTTCCGTCAACCCCCTGGGCCCCTACACCATTATTGCCCCCGGGATTGATGTTACTCCGGTCAAGGTTCCTGATTTGAATGCTGTGTCCGCTCCTATCGGTGCTCTTCAGGGCATCATGAACTCGGTTCTCGGTGAGCTGGATGTGACTACGGATGGGTCCATGGGCCGAACCCAGTTTGAAGCTGAAGTGCGCCTGAGCAATGCTTCTCGTCTTTCCACCCATGTGATTGACCGCTTGATGGAATGCCTTTCCCGTCTCTTCAAGGAGATTGTAAGGCGTGTTTCTGTCCGGAATTACGATGAGAATCTTGCAGGGTACAAGGAACGCCAGCGACTCCTGGAGAAGATGCAGGAGTACGGGATTCCGGAAGAAGCCCTGTATGAACTTGACGTGGATGCTACGGTGGCTACCCCGCCTATTGGCAACGGTTCCCCTGTGAAGAGGACGCTTGCTCTCCGGGCGTGCATGAACTACATTCAGTTCTACAGTGAAAAAGGCCAGAAGGCTCTCATTCGTGCCCTCACTATCAATGAGGTAGGAAAGAAGTGGGCTGACATGTTCATCCCGGAAACCAATCAGGAGTACGCCAATGCCAACGCTCAGAGTGTTGCGGCCCTTCAGAACCTGTGGCTGATGCAGGGGATGGACGTTCCTGTTCTCCCGGATGAGGATCACCGCGCTCATGCCGAGATTCATGCCAATTACATTATCCAGCTCATTCCTTCTGAAAAGCTTGAGAAGGAGCAGATGGCCCGGCTCGCCCCTGGCTTGCAGAAGCTGGTGGCCCAGCTCGCCGGGCACCTTCAGTATCTCCAGGCCCGCAAGGAATTTATTCCTGCTTTCTCTCAATGGGAGAAGCTTATCGCCAGATGCAATGAAATTATTGTCAACGGCATGCGCGCCCTTGAAAAGATGCAACAGGAAGCCCAGGCCCAGCAGGAGGCTCAAGGAGCCGCCCAAGGCGGCGAGCAGGTGGACCCTGAAGTTCTCAAGGTTCAGCAAGAGATGGCCTTGAAGGAGCAGGAAACGCAGGCCCGGATTGCTATTGAACAGCAGAAGGCGGAAGCAGAGATTGCCAGAAAGGCTCTTGAAGCTAACACAAAGGCAGTAGAAGTTGCAAACTCTTAATACATTATGAATAAACTTACTGTTGATGAATTCATTGCTCAAGAGAGAAATCGTGTTCGTCTCTATGAAATCCTCAATGACCCCGTGTTTCAGGAAGCCGCTGAAATCGTACTCACGCCTTTGAACGCCGTGCCTCCTACGACCACTGAAGCGGCGGCGATCTCCGGAGCCTTTGCTTCCGGAGCCCGCCATTTGGTGGCTGGGCTTTACCTGCTTACCAAGGCACCCAAGAAACAGGAAATCAAAGACACACCCAAGCCCCTTCCTTCGGCTCATGATATTTTCCTGAGCCGTCTGGACAACCCGAATAATACAGCTATTTAATTTATGCCTGACGCTATTGCATTAACACCTACTCCTTCTGATCCGGCTACTTCTAATCTGGTTCAGGACATCTTTACCTCTACAGAAAACATTGTCCAGAGCCAGATGCCCCAGTCTAGCGAGGTACCCCAGGGAGTGATTCCTGAAAATCAGAACTATGTCCCTAGTCCAACGCCAGTTGAAGATGAAAACCCGGAGCCCGAGAACGAAAACCCGAATCCTGATGAGGATGAAAAAAAGGATGACGAGGAGGAAACGAAGGGGGATGTAGAGAAGGAAAAAGAAAAGGAGAAGAACGACTCCGAGCAGAAGCAGACTCCGGCCATGGCCAAGAAGTTTGCCCAGATGCGGAAAGACCTCTCCTCCTATAAGACGACTGTCAAGGAGCTCCAGGAAAAGATTGCCCAGCTGGAAGCTAATGGAGCTGGAGCCGAAGGTCTTGACGAACTGAAGGCCCAGAACGAAAAGCTCTCTGCGGTGGTCAATTCCTTTGCCTTTACCCAGACGGAAGAATACCAGAAGGAAGTAACTAACCCGTACAACAAGGCTCAGGACAAGCTGATGAAGCTGGCTGAAGCCAACGGGATGGAGCTCACCTATGACTCCCTGAACCAGATAGCCACGAATCCGGATTTCGATGAAATGGATCGCCAGGAAGCCTACGAAGACCTTGCCCGGGATGCCGGGATGGGTGATCTGGATGTCTCCCGGTTTTCCAACTACGCGATGCTTCGGGACCGCGCTGTCCAGAAGCACCTTGCCATGTCGGTCAAAGCCGAGGAGTACAAGAAGGAATTCCTGGAGAAGCTCGGTGATGGAAAAGTCAAGCCGTATGAGGTCAATCTGGATAACTACACCCAGAAGCACATCCAGGATCGGGCAAAGGAGCTGGGACTCTCCGGCGAGGTGACGGAAGAGACGGTGAAAGCCGCCCGCCATTTGGCTCATAAGATAGACAATAGTGCGTTTATGGACGCAGTTCTGCTGTCTAAGGCCCTGGAAGAGATGGCCGAGCTGAAGGAGCAGAACAAGAGTCTTCATGCCAAGATCACCAAGCTTCGCGGTGCCAATCCTTCTCCGGGAACGGGCAATCCGAAGGGGGCTCCTCCCCCCAGCAAGCCCAAGCTTGAAGAGACGTTGAAGACGGCTGGTGATGTCGTTGACGCTTTTCTTAGCGGGCAAATTTAAAAAGTGTTGACAGCACTCTAAAAAAGGGTACAATCGTTTTATCAAATAGCGGTTGTACCCTTTTGCTTTTCCTCCGCGAGCCTCCTTTTTTATTTGGATGTGTATAGAGGTCTTCCATCCTGGCCGAAAAACCTTTTCTTTTTCTTTCCGTCGGGACCTTTTCTTTCCTCTTTAACTTTCATTTTACATTCAAATCTATGGCTCAAAAACCCAGTGAATTGGACGCAATCAATCTGCGTCTGACTACGATGACCAACCTCATCCAGGAAAAGATGTATGCGAATTTTATTCGCCGCTCTCCCTGGAACGTGGCAATGCTGAACTCCGCTGAATGGGTTGATGGTATCGGTGATACGGGACGTACCAACGTCTTCCAGCCGACCTACATGAACCCGGTCTGGCAGAACGTCCAGCTTAGTTCTCTGTCCACCGATCCTGCCCTGAACGTCAATGCTACTGGCGGCCAGGAATATTCCTTCTCCCGCCAGATTGTCCGTCTGAGCTCCGAGCTCATTGACGTGACTCGTCTGCGTCAGGCTTGGCAGTATGGCGACCAGCTCAAGAACATTGTTGAACAGCTTATCCGCAACGTCGGCAATATCTGGTCCGAACGGTATCGTAAGCAGTACCTTGACTGTGCTTCCTACAAGATCATCCCCACGGCTAACGGTCTCTTCGGTATGGACCTGACCAATGGGGATATTACGACCATGCCGGAAATCCGTCCGGCGGCGGCTCTGAACTCTGCCATTATGGACCAGATGTACGAACTGCTTGAGTTTGAATCCGCGCAGGAATCCTCCGCAGGCTCTGCCAACGGGGCTCCGGTTTACCTCTGCATTACGTCCCGCAACACGATTGACTTCATCCTTCAGGGTGATGGCAATATCCGTCAGGACTACCGCTTCGCGGAAGCTACCTGGGGCCAGAAGGAATCCACCCTGATGAACCAGTATGGTCTTCAGAAGGTTTATCGTGGGTTCTCCTACCTGATGGACCCGATGAACCCGCGCTACGACTTTGTGGAATCCAATTCGGCAGGCCAGAAGTGGGTGCGTATCGAACCCTATATCAAACAGCCTGCGACCACGGGCTACCGCTATGTGCAGAATCCGGCTTACATGAACGCACCCTATGAAGATACCTATATCTTCGTTAAGGACGTGTACCGTAACTTGGTTCCCCGTCCGGTGTCTTCCGTCGGTCAGGCCAAGTTCAACCCGGAAACCTTCGGTGGGGAAGTGCGCTGGATTAACAACGCGGACATGAACGCGAACTTCCTGGGGACCCAGGGCTTCTTCGTGGCTTCCCTGTCCAACGGTGCCCAGCCCATCCAGCCCCGTCACGGTATTGTGATCCGTCACATTCGTACCCGGTTTAACGTGGCCCTGGTGGGTGCTGACGGCAAGCCTGTCGGCTCTCTGCTGACGACTCCGGCCAACGTGTCTGTTGCTGGTCTGTAACCCTCACAAACATTCAACCCAGGGGCAGGTAGGGCAAATCCTGCCTGCCCCATTTTTATTATGAAATTTACTATTCCATTTGATACTGAAACCTTTGGCAATGTAGCCCCCGGTGAAACTGTAACCGTGACGGGTGAAGCCGTGCTTTCTGATGACGGAAATGTTCTTGAGCTTGTCTCTGTTGAGGGAGTCCCCTTTGAGGAGGACGACCACGATGATGACGAGGATGAGGATGATGACGAAAAGAAGAAAGAGAAAAAGAAGGAGAAGAAGGAAGAAAAGGAAGAGCGGAAAGAAGAACGCACCCTGGAAAAGGACGTAGCCAGAGCTGAAGAAGCGACGGACGCGATGGGGGTGCTTAACGCCATGCTTTAAACGACCATGCCTCAGACCATTACTTTTCCCACTACTTCCCCTGTCTCCGTGATTCCCGGAGATGTTGTAACCGTATCCACGGCTACCGGGTCTTTCCTTGTGCATATCTCTTGCGACAAGCCTTCCAGTATTCTGTTCCAGGATGCTGATGATGGTGTGCTGGCCCATGGCGATATTGCCAATGGCGACTTCATTGTCACTCTTTCCAAGGCCAACTCCAACGTGGTTGTCGATAGCTATACCTCTGCTACCATCACCCTTGCGGCAGTGGCTGTTCCGGATTCCGGGATTAAGGATGTCCCTATTTTAGGGCCTACTGGAGAATTGGGAGACTTTTCTCCGGGTTCACTGTATCAAGTGAACATTCAGTCCAAGTCTCCCTACACCTGCATCCTCTACAGCATGCCGAACACCGGGGATGAGCCTCTGGGTACCTTCCCCGTAGTGCATGGAGATGTTATTTCCTTGCCTGCTCCGAAAGTTACGGGCAGACTTGTTTCCGCTGATGCGGGCGCTACTGTCTGTCTCCAGCTCGTTATTACCAACCCTAAAGCTGTTTCCTAATTTATGGCTATTCAAATTCCTATTGCAACTCTTGCTAATCCGGTCCTCCTTCAAACGGACACGATCTATCAGGTCACTGACCTCACGGCTAGTACCTCCTATGACTTCGTGCTGACCGAAGACTCCGGCAAGTTCCTTCATGTCACCATCGCCAAGGAAGAAGCGATGACTACTATCCTGTTTGACCATGATCCGGCCAACGGGACTGTGCTTGACTTCCTCAATCCTGCGGGTTCCACCTCGGTCTTCCTCAAGGTCACCGCAGTAACGGGTGCCAGCCCGTATCTAGTGATGAAGGCTACCGCCGCTGTCACGGATACTCCCCTTGTTGTCCCCGCCCTTCCGGGCAAATGGTACAAGAAGGATGGCCTGACGGCTGGCAAGGTGTACGAAGTCAAGGTTTCCTCTGAGGTTCCCGTCACGATCTTCTCCGGTTTCGGTGCGGCATTTAACCTGAATGCCCTCCAATACAATCCGGTGCAGACCTTGCAGACTGGCTCCTTCCTGGTAACCGCTACTGCGGCCAACATGTGGCTGTACGTCGATGGTGCTGATCCTGCCAACATTTCTGTGACGGAAGCTGTCCCGGTTGTGGGTATGCAACCTGTCCAGGTTACTCTGTTCACTCAGACAGGTGCCACCGTCAACATTCCGGCAGGTTCCCCTGCGGGTATCTACCGATTGGACTTTGTGGCAAACGATCCTGCCGATGCTACTACGTTTGATGCCAAGGTAGAACTGCAAATGGTTCCTCTGATGTCAGAAGGGACTGGAAAGCTGGCCGCAGGTTTTGGGCCGGTTCAGCCTGCGAATGGTCGAATCTTTACGGGCAACAGCCTGCGAGGCATGGCCATCTTCCGAGTCCCGGATAAACAAACCTCTCCTCTTGCGGTAGCTTCCTACACCAAGGGCACTACGGGTACTGGCACTCAGATTAACGGGGCCTTTGCGGTTTCCTACATTGGTAACCTCTCCGCCTAACTTACCGGGGCCAGGGTAACTCCTGGCCCCCTATCCCTTTCCTTTACTGAATATGGCTCTTTCTTTTACAGACTATACGCTGGGTGATCCCATCACGCCTAATGTTAATTACAAGGTGGCCCTGTCCAAAGCTGGCGACCATGCTTACCTTCTTACCAGTGCCATTGCGGAGGCTACTCTTCAACTGACGCTGACGGCTCCTACTGATGAGGAGTGGAGCAATGTTGAAACCTATGTGGCTAATGGTCCCATTGCTGGCCGCATCTTCCCGCTCAGTGCCAATACCTATTATTTCCGTGTGGTTGGGCCACCTTCCCTGGCCTATGATTCTACGCTGGCTATTAAGGATTTGGATTTAGAATGGCCTACGGACATTACTCCGACGGCAATTCCTACGGATGGAACTCCGATTACTTCCGGTTTCTATTCTCTGGATGCTCTTTCTCTTGAGGTTGGAAAGTTCCATTCCTTTTCCATTGTCCCGGCCAAGTCGGGGAATCTGGTAGGGAAGCATGAGACCAGCGACCAGCATCGGTTTGTGGCGACGATTTTTGGCGTGGATGCCCAGGGTTTCCCGGTAAGCCACATGACCAGCTTTGCCAATATGGAGCAGAGCATTTTCAACTTTGATACGGCCAAGGCCATTCTGCACTTGTCTGCGCCGGAGAGTGCCGAGTTCAATTATACCTGCTCTATCGCGTCTTTTAGCTCAGGCTCAGGAGATTCACTTACGCCCTCTTCTGATGCCACGATTACTGGGGCGTGGAGCTTTACCAACATCACTGTTCCCACTCCTACCCAGGCCTGGCAGGCGGCGAACAAATCGTATGTGGACAATGCGGTTTCCGGTATAGGAGCCAATTTTGTTACTCTGGATACGGAGCAAACGATTTCTGGTAACAAGACCTTTACTGGGAGAATTATGAAAACGGGAAGCCCTTTAGCCCCTAGTGACCTTACGAACAAACTATACGTGGATGGCCAGATTGCTCCTACGGTAAAGAATGTTGGAAACCAGAATGTTGCCGGGGTTAAAACTTTTACCGACGGCGTTACCATGGCTGATGAAGCTCCGTTGACTTTTGGCGTTGGTGCCGATGCCGTTAAGTTCCATGGCACGGGTGCCGGGATGTCGGTAATTGAAGGAGGGACCGGAGCACACCTGGATGTGGCGGTTTCTACTACCTTTCAGGAGCCGACTGTGTTTCAGGATGCCACTACTTTCTCTACAATGATTAAAGCAGAGAAAGGCATATCCTTTGGGATTACGGAAGGGAGTTCAGCAATGGAAACTCTTATGGAGCAGAACCATCCAACTCTGTCTGCATATGGCTGTAAGTGGACCTATACAGCCAACAATGGCTATTACCAGCTTGTTCAGAGAAACAATAGTGTGTGGTTAACTTTCGACCCTACAGGGAATGTCTGGTTCCGAAAGAAGTTTGAAGTTCAAGGACCTGCGACTTTCACTCAAGGTGTCACTATGGGTCAGACTTTGAATGTGGCAGGACTGGTTACTTTTACTGGGGACTTAGCGATGACTGAGGATAAGCTCATTTATTTGAGTACCCTGGTTAATATGGGAGCAATTTCTGGTGGTTCCGTATCCTTAAACGGAGCTTCTACAGGAAAGTTCAATACTAATCTGGCGATAGAAACGTCGCAGGGCATTAAAGCTTCAGGTAAAATATCCGCCAATGGAGGTCTTGAAACTACTGGGACGACTTCTCTTGGAGGCGGTTTGTCAGACCTAACTACCATAAATGGGACTTTGACGGTAACAGGAAGGATAAAAGCCAGTGGGGGTATTAAACTTCCTGAAGGGCTTGATATTATGTTCGGGAGTTCTGCAAGCATTTATTCGGACTCTTCTTCAAATATCATGATTGAAGGTTCTGACGCAGGAAGAACTTTATTGAATCAAGCTCTCCGGTTTTCAACTGATTCGGTTTTTGACCCCACCACTGGGGTGAACATTGAAACGGGTGATGCAAGGTACCTGAAGTTCGTCTCTACAACCAAGGCGGCTTATACCGCTCTGGCTACGAAAGACCCTACCACTATTTACCTCATTACAGACACTACACCAAGAATGTGGGCCATCGGTGACATGGAAATTGTCACGGCAGATGTGCCCGCCTTATGACCTATTGAAGTTCAAACCCCGGCTCAAAAGTATCAGGAAGCGTTCCTCCAGGGAACCAAGTTCTACGATGCGTTGCAGGAGTTGAAACCTTCCAGACAAGTTTCCCTGGCCATCACCAAGGTTGAAGAAGCCTTGCATTGGCTGAAGGAAATAACACCAGAACAAGACAATGGCTAAGAAAGGTAAAGGAAAAGGCAAAGGCTGTAAATAAGCAATCTGCATGATGTTCAGGAACCGTCCTCTGGGGCGGTTCCTTTTTTGTTGACATCCGAATCTGGAGAGATAAATAAGAAACATGACCCCAAAATCAAAGGCATACCGGAAGTATGGTCAGACACTCGGAGAACTCAAAAGGTTCCGCATTGACCATGCTTCCCGTCCGGAAGTGGCCAAACAAAATATGCGCCATTTCCGGAGGGAGGCCAGGGTATGTTGTTGGGAAACCGAACTGGTGAATACCTATGACGGCCTGATCCGTGATGCCTGGATAAAGCGGGGATTGATAAAACAATGTAACTAAATAAAATATATGGAATCCTTGAAATGAGAGGATAAATACCATGGCTAAAACTTTTAATACTATTAAAACGGAGAGCAGTACAAACGTTTGGCTCACCCCAAGAAATGTTCTTGATTTATTAGGGGACTTTGATACAGACCCATGTGCCGCTACTATTCGTCCATGGGATTGCGCCCGTGTCAATTATACGGTTGAGGATAATGGACTTATTTTACCCTGGAAAGGACGTGTCTGGTTGAATCCTCCGTATGGTAATGAAATAGAGCCTTTCTTAAAACGTATGAGTGAACATATTGGGGGGGGTCTTGCTCTTATATTTATGCGTTCTGATACTCGTTGGTTTCATCAATGGGTTCTCAATAAAGCAAAATATTTATTTTTGTGGAAGGGGCGAATTAAGTTTTGTTATCCGGACGGAAAGAGCGGAGGAACTAGTAATGCACCTAGTGTTCTGGTAGCTTGGGAAGAATCCGAAGCATCTCTTCTTTATTCGTTACAAGACCAGGGATATGGAAAAATAGCTTCTTTATAATTTTTATTTGACAAATGAATCCTACCACATAGAAAGAAAAAACCATGAACAAATTGGAAGAACGACAAAAGGAGTTCTGTGAACGATATGGAATCACCATGGAACAATTCCGCGGCGAAGCTAAGATTCCCGGTTCGCTGGACTTGAGAAACGCGAAAGCAATACCCCGGGGCTTCAACCCCACAGTCGGCGGTTCGCTGGACTTGAGAAACGCGAAAGCAATACCCCGGGGCTTCAACCCCACAGTCGGCGGTTCGCTGGACCTTGAAAGCGTAACGTCGATCCCCGAAGGCTTCAACCCCACAGTCGGCGGTTGGCTGGACTTGAGAAACGCGAAAGCAATACCCCGGGGCTTCAACCCCACAGTCGGCGGTTGGCTGGACTTGGAAAGCGTGGAAGAAATACCCCAGGGCTTCAACCCCACAGTCGGCGGTTCGCTGGACTTGAAAAGCGTGGAAGAAATACCCCAGGGCTTCAACCCCACAGTCGGCGGTTCGCTGGACTTGAGAAACGCGAAAGCAATACCCCGGGGCTTCAACCCCACAGTCGGCGGTTGGCTGGACTTGGAAAGCGTGGAAGAAATACCCCAGGGCTTCAACCCCACAGTCGGCGGTTCGCTGGACTTGAAAAGCGTGGAAGAAATACCCCAGGGCTTCAACCCCACAGTCGGCGGTCCCTTGTATCTTCCAGAACAATTCAGACACATGGTCAACAACAAACAAAAGCCTGACTTTTCCAAGCCCTTTGAATGGCTTGATGGGAAGTTTATCCTGGCTGATGGGCTCATGACTGAAGTGTTGAGCAAGCATGGGAATGTATCTCATGTTCGCAAGGTCGGAGCCAAGCCGGGAGCAACCATGTACCTGGTTACTGATGGCGAAGGGAGATATGCCCACGGGAAGACCATCAAGGAAGCCAAGGAATCTTTGATTTACAAAATCAAGAACCACGATAAATCGGAGTATGAATCCCTGACCCTGGATTCCAAAGTTACTTTCCAATATGGCATTGAGATGTACCGTGTGATCACGGGAGCCTGTGCCGCCGGAGTCCGTGACTTTGTGGAGAGCAACGCTGTTGCCCATACCGATTATACGGTAGCCCAGATCATTGAAATGACCAGGGGCAAGTATGGACATGCAGAGTTTAAAACCTTCTTTGCTGGAAAATAATATGAAAATTGTAACAGGCGGCGTACAACTAGGGCGTTTCCCGATGTTTGTTAAGCATGTGACAGGATCTCCTACGGACTTCTTCAGACTCGAAAATGGGACTGAAGAATGGACACCTGAAGGATATATTAACTCAGTTGTAATTCAACAGATTGCATAGACTTATGGCTAAAAAAGGTAAAGGAAAAGGCCGCGGTTGCGGCAAGTAAGTAGGTAATCAATTTCCGGAGGGCTCGCAAAAAAGTGCGGGCCCTCCGTTTTTTTTGTTGACAATCCCGTTCAGTGTGGTTTTATGAGGCCATGTCTGATACATGCAAACAAAAATATGACGGAATCATTTGAGTCGGTTAATATAGCAATTGCCCTTCATAAGGTATTAAGTGAAGAATGGCTGTTTGCAAAACACGTAAAAACCGGGTGGATTATTGGGCTTAATAAATCTTTTAAGGAGATTCGGGATATGCTTTCCGATAGTCTTCCAAATAGTCTTCCAAATAGTCTTCCAACTGGTCTTTGCGTTATGTCTAAGAGTCTAACTGAAGGTTCTCTTAATACTGAATTTAAATTTTATCAGCAAGACTCCTGTGATGAAAACTGGGTTGGTTATAATGAGAATGTTTTCTATAGGTTGGACCCATGTGATTGTCTCTATCTTCTTACTGCTGGTTCTGAGGTTGCTTATGAATACAAAACAGCCAATGGCGAAGTAGTCCGAGTAGATAAGAGAATTCTTGATGAAAAGGGTCTTTCTCCTGGAGCCTTGAATACCAAATGGAGGAGAATCCAAGGATAAGATAAAAATTTGAACCTAATACTAATATGAGCAAAACCAAAATTAAGTTTGAGTTCACGGGAGAAACGATGGAGTTCTTTGGGCACACCCTTCGCCGCATCGTTTGTGTTACAGCCTTCGGCTCTATTGCCGCAGGACAGATTGGCGGATGGATTGAATCCGAGAAGAATTTGAAGCAGGTGTCCGGGAATGCCTGGGTGTACGGTGATGCCAAGGTGTACGGTGATGCCGAGGTGTACGGTGATGCCAAGGTGTACGGTGATGCCGAGGTGTACGGTGATGCCGAGGTGTACGGGAATGCCGAGGTGTACGGTGATGCCAAGGTGTACGGGAATGCCGAGGTGTACGGGAATGCCGAGGTGTACGGTGATGCCAAGGTGTACGGTGATGCCAAGGTGTCCGGGAATGCCGAGGTGTCCGGGAATGCCTGGGTGTCCGGGAATGCCGAGGTGTACGGGAATGCCGAGGTGTACGGTGATGCCGAGGTGTACGGGAATGCCGAGGTGTACGGTGATGCCAAGGTGTACGGATGCACGATTCTGAGAACCGGGGTTACAAAAACTTCAACGGATTTTGTGGTTATCGGGCCTCAAGGAAGCAGGAATTCTTTTGCTACTTACCATATTGAATCCAATACCATTTGCACTGGATGCTTCATGGGAAGTCTCAATGCCTTTAGCGAAAAGGTAACTTTGGTGTATGGGGATAATGAATACAAGGCCCAGTATCAAAGAGCCATTCAGGTTTTTGAAATGTATCAAAAGAAGGGAAAATAAAATAAAATGAAATGTATTTTTTGTGGAGGAAAAATTTGCTTCCTACATGATATGATGGCTGAATCATATTCCCGAGCTGAATTTATTTTTGGTGCCTGCGGCAATTGTGGCTGGCGGACGCTTGGGAAATATGAGTCAGAGGAGTCTGTCAAAGAAGTGATTCATAAATGGTTTGCAAGCTTGAAAAGCACTATCGGAGAGGAGAAATATACTGGAACTTATAAAGGTTGATCTGGGATTAAAAAAGAGTTTTTGCCCGATTTGCAAGGACCTTCCTCAAGTCTTTAATCTTAATGAGTTGGGAATGGAACCTAATACAAAGTGTCCAGACGGAGCCTTTCAGGTTCAATGTTCTTGTGGTCTAGCCGCAGGAGATGAACTTGACGCCTTCTTTAGTACTCAAGACCAAGCAATAATAGCTTGGAACAGACTGGTAGTTAAGCTTCAGAAAGTAATTGAGGAAGGAGAATAAAAAGATGACAGCGAGAAAAGTAACGATTCTAATCTACATTGTCCTGGGAGTTCTAGGTGCACGCTTCTTTACGCTATTATTTTTTGGCCCTTCAGAATCTTCTATTTTCTTACATGCGGAACCAGGAGCCCAGTATCAAACTACTGTGATTACTAAAGCCGGAACCTGGAAATATAGAACTGTGAAGCCTGTTGCCATGCGTCGGTATCCCCAAGGATTTATTTTCACGATAGGTTCTAAAACGGATATTTACCCGAGTGAAGGACTCATTAAAATCTCAAGAATAAAATTAGAAAAATAATATGAATAAGTTTAAAGTAGCATTAACAAGATCAGAAGAAGCTCTTATGGCCTATTGGATTGTAGGTATCATGAAGCTTAGCTCAGGGGAAGGGATCAGGGGGTCCATAAAGGGCCTATGCGAAGCTTGGAAAAAAGAATTCAAGTTTCCTATTACCCCTAATCATGTGAACTCGGTTCTTTCCAGGTATTCTCATCCCAAGTTTAAATGTTTCCTTAAAGGGACCGCACCCGAAAGGAACCGCTCAAGAAAAATTCCTGTAATATTTGAAGCCATTAAGCTTGAAACGGCTTTTCATCTTGCCCAGTCTGATTTGGAAAGACATGCAAAAGAATACTTGAATTGGAAATATAAGAATAGCCTTGAAGAGGTTCATTCAGATTTTTTAATCAAGGCTTCTCAAATGCCCGCCAATAAAAAAGCAATGGCGGTCTTGTCAAAGTATCTCTCTAATGATTCCAATTTGGAATATAGTTATACCACACCGGAAGCAATGACGCTGGCCGTAAAGGAGGGATGCTGGTTCTGTAACCCAGTGAATTTTCTTTTGAGACCTGATCCCAAGAACCCCTTATGCGTTGTCCCCGATGACTCAAAATTCCTTTCATCCGTTTCTTCTGAAGAAAGAAGACTATTGAAGGAACTCGCTAATAATCCGTTAGTTAAGCAATGGAAAAAAATCGGAGCTGAAACTCCCCTATTCGATATAGAAGCCCTTGAAGCCTTGAAATTTTTAAAGGAGAATCCTATGGTACCTCTAGTATTCAGGGGAGGAATGGGTCAAGGGTTTTGCTGGTACCTTCGTTTTAATGACTCCTTGAGTCGGTTTGAGGGCATTCATGATGGACTGATGGCTTGGAGACCTCGTGAATTCTCAGCTTATTTTCTTACTACGACCTTCCGTTCCTGTACTGAAGGGGAGCTTAGAAAATATTTTGAAGGCTACCAGGGGCCCGATCCTGAAGAAGATTGTGTTTGTTAATGAATTACAAGAAATAAAAATTGTGGGAGGTTTTTTCAGATGTGACGTGACCTATGACTTCATGTATAATGATTTACCCAGGGTTCTCAAAGAATCTTGTCTTGACTTGAAGGGGTTGGTGGATTATCTTCCATGTTACGCCTTGCAGGTACACAGCCCTAAGAGGTTTGCATCTGTTCATCTTTCCAGGATTGGTTTAAATCGGCCTCCGCAGTCCTGGCAGTATTTAACCAAAGAGCAGGCGGCTATTTTATACGAGTATGAAAACATCCAAGACCCCCGATACCATTGCGAAGTCTCCGGCCATTAAGCACACTCCGACACTGGCTTCGGAGTTCCAGGCCGCCTATGACTTTTTCAATGCGCGGCTATTCAATTCGGAACTCCCGGATTGTATTATTGTATTGTGCAATAACAATAAAAGAACTCTGGGATATTACCATAAGGGGCAATACGTAGAGACCACCAGTGGCACTAGATTGGACAAGATTTCTCTAAATCCCCAATGGTTTATAGAGCGTGGAATCCGTTGCACCCTTTCCACTCTGGTTCATGAAATGTGCCATCTCTGGGTCTACAACTTTCTGACGCCGCCTCCCCGGGCCGGGTATCATTGCAGGAGGTGGGGGGCCAAAATGAAGGAGGTGGGACAGTCCTGCTCTCATTACATTATTAAAGGAGGCCCGTTCGATTGGGCTTGTGAAGATTTTCTTAGAGAGTCTCCCGGTTTGACCTACATTCATTCGATTCAGTTTGAAACAGGCTATGCGCCGCTGAAGATTGCAGATTATGCAAAGGAGAACTCGAACCTGGAAGAAGCTTTCAGTACGGTTTCGCCCTATGCTTCCGGTGGTGTGAAGACCAATAAGTCAAACCGGATAAAGTACTCCTGCCCAAATTGCAAGACTAATGTCTGGGGTAAAGAGGGCCTTTCCTTGAGATGCGGAGCTTGTGAATCACCTTTTATCATTGCTGACTAATGAGAAAAGAAGTTATCGCCATCATTCCAGCCAAGGGATTCTCTGACGCCCTGAAGCAGAAAAACCTGCAAGACTGGGGGGGGGCTCCATTGTTTTGGGAATCCGTAAGGTACGCCAGGGCTGAGGGTGTTTTCCCGGTAGTTGTAACCCGTGATCCCCTGATTCACTTCTACGCTGAATCCCATGGGTGTGACGTAGTGGTTGAAGAAGGGGAGGGCATGATCCAGTGCATCCAGGAGTCCATGAAGCACTATCCGGCAAATCGGTACGTACTGCTTCAGCCTACCTCTCCCCTCCGCCAGCCGGGACTTCTCTCCCAGATTCTGAAAATCCCTCGCTCCTGTGTATTCACTGCGGAGCGGGTCAAAGTAGTAGGGGTTCTGGACGGGGAGGGAACAGTGTTTCAGGGGCCCAGGGAATCAGCTTCCCGCTTCCTTTGGAGGTTTGACGGGAACATGCTGACCGGGACCCGCGATTTGATAGGTCAGGGAATCCTTTTACCGGATGACGCATCTCCGGTAGAGCAAAGGCTTCCCTATACTCTCCAGATTGATTATCTGGAAGATTTAAACATTGTGAGAAAAATTTATGAAAGTATGTATTATTGGAAATAAGGAAAATCTTGACGAGGATTATTCTTCTCAAGTAGCTTCTGCTGACATTGTGGTTCGCATCTCCAAGATGTGCAACTATGACTCCGGGCTTGTCGGGTCCCATACCGACATCCTGTACTTGGAGCCTAACTGGCAGTGGGCTTGGTATTCGGAAAAACGCAGGCATATCCACCTGTTTAAAGACATCCCTGTAATCATGATCAGGGAATCCTGGTGGGTCCGAGTAGGGTGCTTTCTTCTTGAGAATGGTTATGTGGAAGAAAGTCAGGTAGTAGTAATCCCGCAGGAGGTCGAATCGGCTTACCCTAATTTTTCAACCCTCGCGCTAGCAGTGGCTGATATGCACCAACGCTATCCAGGTGCGCAAATCAGTCTGGTTGCCGCTGATGTGGGCGATGCCCGGCTGGAATTCCTGAAGGAGTCCCACCCCTTTTCCAAGGAGGTGCAGTATATAGAAGACCTTGCTGAAAAGGGAATTCTTGAAGCCCTATGATTGAAGAGGCGCATTTGTTCAATGAACTGAGAGAGAGCAATCTCAATGTAAATAAGGCTTTGGTGCTTATGGCCGTAGCCGCTGGAAAGACTACGACGACAGCCATCAGGGAGGAGTTCGGTATTCTTCCCTCCAATTCCCAGTATTGGCTTAAATCCCTGGTAGGCTTGGGGCTCCTGGTCCGCCATGTGCCTCAGCTTCCTCCTGGACAATGTAATTATTTCTGGAATTATTCATTGACGAAAAAGGGTGAGAAGGTAGTAGCCCTGCTAAAGGAGCGTCTCAGAAAAATAGCACTTGACGCGATCTCCAACTCCTGATACCTTTGACGCATGGCTGATGATGAAAAAATTCTTGAGAACGCCAAGGCCCTCTACGGGCTTTCCGGGCAGGCGGCTGCCTGGGACAAGCTGACCAAGGCCAAGCAAACTCCCTATGTCAACATTGCCCGCGGGCTGGCCGACAATAAGGATGCTATTTTAGCTGATCTTGTTTCCGACTATGCCGGATGCTTCGGGGCCTCCACCAAGACCCAGAAGATCATTCATACGGTTATCGGGATTATCCTTGGAGCCGCGGGTGCCCTTGGGCTCATGGGCACTTCTGGTTGCGGCCACACGGTTGACGTTACGCCAGACCAGACCACTATCTGCAAGGACGGTTCCTGCCTCGTCATTGAGCAGGGCCATGTGTCCTTCAGGCAGAACGCGCCGGAGAACACCGCGCCTCCCATTATCGTACAAGATAAGAAGTAATAGCTACGAACATGGCTGAAGGTACAGCATCAAGTCTCCCGCCGGAAATGCCTCCGCAGATGCCCTCTGGATTTGATGCCCCCGGATTTCCTGGGGGCATCTCTTCTACGGAGAATGAGATCAACCGTCTCTCTGTACAGTTCCCGGAACCCGAGATTCCGGTTCCCCAGTATCATTCATCCGTGAACCAGTTCGCCGCGGCGGAGATGGTACCCGGGGAGGACTACCTGCGCCGCCCCAATCCCGGGCGCATGTTCTCCGTGGTGTATGATGGGAATGCACAACGCGGGCCCGCCGTAAAATACACGGCAGGAGTATTGATTGAAGGATCTACCATCCGCAATGTTCCGCCCGGCACTACTCCGGGAGAGCTTATTTCCATGACGGCCAGCCAGTCGGCACCTTTGGACGCCGATATAACTTGGTACCTGAACGTGGAACCCGTCCGGGATACTTCCAAGGTTTCCGCTACAAAAAGTAAGACTGCGGATTTAAGCATCCCTGTAGCCAGGATGACAAAGGGGCGCAATGGATTTATCCAGCAGTTGCATAGCGGGGCAGTATTTTTGGACGGCCCCTCTTTCGGATTTGAGGTGCAGATCATAACGAGTCCGAAAGGGAGTCAGGTCGGGATCAAGGTCCGTCCCGGAATGGTCATGCTCAACGGCTCCTATGTGGGAACCTACCCTGAGCCCAATGACAGTACAGGCCAATGGCATGAGGTGGCGTTCGCCCAGGACGGAGACGTGTATATCGCATTTACTTTCAATGACCATTCCGCCATTACCCGGGCCGCTATCGAATTTGAGCAGGGCCCTGTTGAGCCTTACTTCCTGATAATGGAACAGCCGGAACCCGGGAAAACATTTTTCTACTCTTTCAAGCTGGCAACGCTCCAGAGCAAGCACGTCACTCAATATATTCTTGGCACCATCCAAATCCCGGTGGCGGGCGGAACCTTCTTCCCTTATGGTCCATCATGATTAGAATTTATATTTTCACTTATGCCGAGGATCATCAGGAAGCCCTGGAGTGTGTGCGCTGTGCGTGCCGGGCGTTGCCCGGGTCCCTTATCACAGTGGTGGATGACAAGCACCACCCGTGCCCGGACAATCCATGTATGCAGTTCATTGACGCCGGGGCTACGGGCTATGCTCAAAGCTCTTTTCCCCGCAATGGGAACCTCAATGGCCGCGACTGTGTTTTAGGCGTAGTCTCAACGCTGGCGAGGAATGCAAGGAAAAACGACATTGTGGTGAAGCTGGATTCCGATACCTGCCTTCTGGATGGAGGGTGGATTAAACGGATGCAGAGGAACCATTTGGCCCTGCATGCCTCGGGCTTCAAGATTCCTTCGGGTCATCTTAGACGGCAGATGTACGGTCTTTGCTACGCCTTGAAAGGTGAAGCACTGACGGACATATACAACCGCCTCCTGTCTGATGCCCATTTGATCCCGGAGAATGCGCCGGAAGACATAGCTATTTCCGAATGCGCCATGGAGAATTTCCAACCCAGCTCCATTCAGCTGGACGAACCCTGGAGTAAGGAGTGCCCTTCTTCCAAGTGGACTGCCTGGAACTGGTGGAGCTGTAGAGCATCCCTGGAAAAATATAAGGATTTTTCCGTAGTCACCTTTGGCTCACCGATGCCCACCAACCTGAGCCGTAGTCTCCGTGCCCTGAAGATGAGGGAGTTAAGACTTTGTAAATTTTCCTCTTGACTTTTCCACGCCAGAGTTGAAACTACGGGCATGTTTGAAGACGATGTATTAACATATCCGCCCGATGTGGACTCATGGAAGAATCGGGCTGAAGAGCTACTTGAACTCTTGTCTAGACTTCCATTGGAAGTAGAGAAAGCTAATAGGAGGTATGGAAGAGATTCTATCAGTTTGTTATTGCGTACTGGAATTCTTATAACTACTAGAATACAAGGTACTAAGAACCTTACTTATTTTTTGTGCAGTACTGATAAAACAGCTCAACTGCTTTCTCAGCTTACCAAGGAAGTGGCAAAGATGAAGGCGGAAGAGGAGAAGCTGAAAAAAGAAATAGTGCTTGGAGAAAAGCTTAATCAGGAGCTTAGAGAATCTGAAACCCTCCAAGAGATTTATAATTTCATGAACTATCTCAAGACTTCCGGCTACCCTGTTGTAGGGGTCTCCCTTACCGAGAGAGAGAAAGAAAGCTGGAAAAACTCAGCTATGAATGGGGCTGGACTACTCGCATTAACTTTGGTAGAAGTGTTTTAAAGAACACTGGTTACGTAGGTATTTGCATTACCCTGCAAGGAGCCCTCATGCTTGAAAATTTTTTAAAGACACCAGAAAATAAATGAAAACAAATATCCCGCATTACTGCATTGTAGTGGCCACGGTCAACCAGGACGGCCTTTTCCCGGACAAGACTCCGACTCTTTTTCATTATACACTGAACTACCTGAAGAATGTCGGTGTGAAAAAAGAGGACATCCTGGTTCTTGGAGACGATGTTTCCTGCATTGCCTACGCGTCCTCCCTGGGACTTGCCTGCTCTCAGGTGGAATCCAAAGACATTATCAAGAAGTGTATTGAATCCGCGAGTCAGAGACTCAAGGAATCAGGGAATCCCTTTTCCCTGGTCCTTCTTCAACTTGACAATCCTGCCCGGGAGCACGATCTGCTGGAGCAGGTCATCATTACCTCCAAGGCCAAGCCGGAGCAGGATATTGAGGTAGCCCATAAAAATCTTTATTCCGACGGCGAGCATGCTGATTGGAGGGCCCGTACGAGCGTGTCCCTGTACGCTGTCTGGTACACTCAGGACCTGGATGAATACTACAAAACTCAAGACGAAATCATTGGCTTCCCAGCTCCTGCTTATTATGTATTTCAAAATACGTTTTGCGGAAGCTCCTACGTCCAGTCCGAGTACCATTTCAACAAGGCAGTGACGGATACGATTGTGGAAGAAGCCTACAAAATGTCCGTCGTCACCGCCCTGGGGGATGAAAAGTATCCCCGAGTTGTTTTGATTGACACGGTTGAAAAATCCAACTAAGCTCTCTTATGCTTTTTCCTGTATCGCTATCAAATTTAACCTGGGACTGCAAGCAGAACGGGTGGGTGGATTCCGGTTTGGTTTCCAGCTACGCCCAGCAGTATCCCGAAGTTCCTTTCCCCACAGCGGTTTCTTCCCTCCCCCCGGTTGTTGTTGATCCCATGTCTTCCAACCTTCTGGGGTTGACGGTATATAATCCGGATTTTGTATTCAATGACTTGGGGAAGAGTGTCTCCATTACTGCGGGAACCTACAAGCTCAATTCATTAGGGGTTCGGGGAGAAAAGCTTGCCGTGGCTCCCGGAATCACGGCGGCAGGGACTCTGGGTCAAGGAAACACCTTGAGCACAGTCTATAAGAACGTGGACATTTCTTCCGCGTTCTTCATGCGGGACTCCTCTTCCGTCAATCCGGGTCCGGGCACTACCCGGGATTTATCCCTGTATATCAGGCTTACTGAAAACTCTTCCGGCCAGCGCGTGCTGGAACTTCCACCCCTGATCTGCCGAGTTCTTTTTTCTGCCGAATTTTAAAAACAATGAATACATTAAATCTGATTGCACTATTGAGACCTTATGAAGTCTGCAAGCAATGCCATTATCAAACTAAACGAGGCTTCCGTCATGGGCAATATGATGTTCTTGCCAAAGTTGTTCGTAAATATGGGGATGCTTTTATTGAGACCTTTATGTATTATGAAGGAAAAACTGGGCTGGTTCCTCGTGATGTTCCCACACCTTTTCTCTATGGACAGGATGATGCCCAGGCGTGGAAAATAGCAGATGAATCTATTTCTGTAATGTACAATACAATGGCTAAGATAGCCAAAGGAAAGATTGACCTGGAAAAGCTGGTGCAGGATTTCATTCAGGAAGCCCATCAGATTCTAGCTCTCATCAAAGAATACGAATAAAGCCATGCCACTCGCCTATCAAGAACCTCATTTCTTTTTGTGCCTGGATGAAGTTTCTCGTCATAAGAAAATTCTCCAGAATGTTTTCCCGTTCTTGGAAAAAACTTTAAAAGAATGTCCAGACCTTCAATGGGGACAGATTGCATTTTGCAGGACCACGAAAATTCTTCCCTTCAGCAGTGCCATCGAAGCCATGCGCATAGGCGGGGCGGCCCGCTTCGTAGCCAAGGATGGCACTGCTACTCCCTGGCATGTGCTGGTGGTTACGCCGTATGATGAAACAGACCCGGAGTTGGGGGTGGAATTTTCTTTTCACCATTTGGTCCCCCAGCTTCACCCTACCGAAGATTCTACCCAGATTATGGGAGTCCCCTATGTTTTAGAGGAGTCCCCCGTAACTATCCCAACCGTCCTGATTGCTGGCTTTGGCTGGCAAGTATGGCTACCAAAAAATGAAAAGTAAAATTATTGAAATACAACGACTTGTAGGAGTAACGCCTGACGGTGTTATTGGAGACAAAACTCTGAACGCTATTCTGGAAAAATTGCGCCCGGCCAGCTCTCAGGGAGAAACAGCCCCTGATCAGGTGCGTTTCGACATGATGGCAACAATGTTGAACTTTGAGGATGACCGGATTACCGGGCCAGCTTCCCTCCGAGTGATGCGCTTGCCGGAAGGTGACGGAGGCGGGACCTACGAGATTGCTGGAATCTGTGATGGCATTGAGCCCAAGGTATTTAATTCCATCAAGGTTGAATTGGAAGCCGGGAACCGGGACAAAGCCTGGGACATGTGCATTGACTACGTGGAAAAGAAAACCCGAAACGGCCAAGTCTGGTCCCCAGAAAACCTCGCTATTGAATTCTTCTTGCGGGACATCATCTTCAATATGGGTGATGGCGGGTGCGTCAACGTGATGCAGAGGACTATCAATTATTATGGAGAGACCAAAGTAGTTGTGGACGGAGCCTGGGGGCCTAAAACCAAGAAGGCTTGGGAAGAGCTTCTTTCTATTATCGTTCCTGTTAATCTTCTTTTGGCTCTTGCGCGATGCCGAGACCAACGCTACAAGGCTATCGCTACTGCGAATTCCAAGAAGGAGAAATTCCTAGCTGGCTGGTATTCCCGTACTTTAAAAGCAAAAACTTACGCAAAGAAGCTACTGTAGGATTGACAGAACTTTTGTGTTGTGATAGTATCGCCACCAGGAAGGGCTAGGGGTTTATCTCCTAGCCCCTCCTCTTTCATGCGAGATACGTTAAACCTATGTTCTTTTCTTCTTTCAACATTGCCTCAATCCTGGCTAGTGTCTACGGCTGTCTCGCAGTGGTGGATTGGACACGAGCTGTGGACCGCATCATTGACGAGATGTCCCCGGCCTATCTCTTCGTCGTGCTTTTGATTGGCACCGGAGCTCGATTGGCCTATAGATATTTTGTCAAGAAAATTGATAGCATGGCTGACAAGGATGAGGTTTTTTTGACGATCATTCAGGACTCTCTGAGCACCATTTCCCAGTTGGAGGATATGTTCAAATCCATCAATAAAAAACTTGACAAGTTGCTCAGGGAATTGGAAACTGGAAAGGAACGGAAGAACTCAGATAAAGATGATACTAGCAATTAAAGGAAGAAATAACGCGCTCAGGGCCAAGGCTACGAGCCTTCTCACCATGATGAAGGAGGCTCAGGAGCGGCTTAAAAATGCGTACAACTTCTACACTGAAATTCCTTTGTGGTCTCATGAGCCCCTTGAAAAACTCCCGCTCCATGAATGGTTTTATGTGCTGGATGGGAAGGTTGGAATTTATTTTCTGGGCAATACTGTATATAGTACAATATGTCTTCTCCGTGCCGACGGGGCTTTGCCTGAGAATTCCGATGCTTCCCGTTCACGGACAGTTCAAGTTTGCCAGGGCTATGTAGTAGATAAATCCACAGGCCAGAAATATTTCTACGGCGAAAGCTTTGGAGCGCGCCCGAATGAATCCCTGTCCCTCTCCGTTCATGGGCTGGTTAAAATCTTCTGGGTTCCTTCTCTTCCGATTCAATCTTCTCTCAAATAATCCTTCATGGCTTTTAACTTCAATTCTCCGGCAGTTAATTTCGGAGGTTCCAGCATGCCCATCGGGCAGAGCTTGAACTCCGACAGACCTTTTGATCCGGACGTTCTTCTGGGGGTTCATCCGGTACTGAACTGGGCAACCCCGATTGTGCGCAATGTCATGTTCTACATTGACCGCAGGCTCAAAGGAAACCATGAGCTGGACCAGTTTCCTATTGGTTCTCCCTGCAAATTCATTACGGGAACCCTGGTAACTGATGCCATGAAAGAGGCGGTGCTTACCCACATTGAACCCCTGCCTCAGTACGCCAAGGACAACGTGTATCGGTTTTTCTATGTCGTGCCTCCCACGCTTCAGCACCTGTACAACATCCAGGACATGAAGAAGAATACGGACGGCTACACGCTGGATAGCACCAAGGGTACCGGGAGGATGAATGAGCCTCCCAGTCCACCCGAGGACCGATTCAAGCAGTTCTACGAGATTCAACGGGTGTTTGTGTACCTGCGGGAGCGCGGGTATGCGCCCGCGGAAATCGGAAGCTTTGACCCCAGCAACGAGGACGTAACACCCGTGTTTGCAGAGGACCATGCTTACACTGGCTATGATGCCCAGCTGGTCAATGAGGAGGTAGTCCCCTTTGAGGAGGACTACATGAACAAGGTTTTTGTGCGGGTCATCCGGATTTACAAGACTCTCCCCGGCCCAGTAATCAAGGAGCTTCTTACCTACAATTCCTACGTCAACGGCCAGACTGTCTGGATTCAGGGAGCCCCGGATTCCGGGATTCAGGGAATCGCTGAAGTAGGGCAACGCTGGAGCCGTGAAGTGTGGGGGTTCCCGTGCCCGGAGAGTACTTCTTCGTTTAGTGCAATCATCCCGACAATGCCCGCGGAGGCTACAGAGTCCCCGAAAATAAACAAAGGCTGGGACAAGGGGAGCTTTCCCTGCTTGCAGATGTACGTCATTACATCCATGTACAAGTCCAACAGCAATATCCCTCTGGATGAAAAAACGGACAGCCTGTCCGGGAATTGCTGTAACCCGCCCCCGGCTTTTGTCCGGTGCGTCAATACCTCAACCACCAGAAGCGAGACTATTGACTGGTCTTCTTCCAGCACCCTCCCCCCGCTCAACCCCCCAGACCCCAGTGAAAACTGTAGCCAATGGCGCGTGGATGCGAGCGTCGTCGTGCGTGAAGGATACTCTCATAAGGAAACGCGCAAAACTTGCACGACTTATGACATGGTAGAACACTACTTTGAGACTGAGATTGACAGCAAGACCGGGAATGAGATTGTGGTTCAATACACCCGGATTGACAATCCTGCCCAGGACCCGGAAGGACCGGAATGGGTTGAAGTGACCGATAGCATTACCGGAGTTAAAACCTGGGTGCGGGATAATACGGCGAGTACTAAAACAGACATTATGAATTGCGAGTCCCCGGAACTTATCCCGGGACTAGATGATAATCGTTTTTTTGTTTTTGCCTGGGGGGACGACTCCCTTCTCACCCGGATTCAAACTACAGACCCCAAGTTCTACTCCAAAGGTTCTTGCAGGATTACTTCCGTCACACTCTACCTTAATGACCCCAATTGGATTACACACTCTCCCGACCACATTGTCCGTCTATCCATGTTTATTTACAGGGCGGATGGAACCTTTCTTAGAAATTTTACTAGCAGTGAGGTAACTGTAGCCGAGAATGGTTATGTCTCTTTTAATGGGCCTGCTAGCGGCTTTGAAGTAAATCCGGGAGAGCGAGTCTGTTTCTGTCTAATAGGGAGTACCTCGCAGGGCAGTACCAAAATCAGTAAGGGGCTTTGTGATATTAACGGGAACCCTAATTCAGGCTGGTGTAATAGTGCCAAAGGGGCTCCAGACTATCCCAATTCTACTACAGCCCCCTACATTTTTTTTAGAGTAACAAGCACCCTGTCGAAAACTCCAATTCCAACGGGCTACTTGAAATACAGGAAGTGGATCAATCCGTGCCATGCGGTAGAGATTCTTCGCCCGGTTCCCGGGCTTGGCTGGTACAAGAAATATACTACGGTTCAAAACTATTCCTTCCCGCCCATCCTGGGTAGCTTCGGCTGGCAGGGATGGGACACGCGGCCAGACCTTTCCGGGCGTGTGGGGGGACGCTACTTCCCCCAGATTTTCATGAACAAGGACGGCTACTCCGGCCCGTGCCAAGCACTCGTTGAGGAAATATTCTCACCTGACGGGACACTGCCCTCGGGCTGGGGTTTGGGTGTGGACGTGCAATACGTGACAGCCTCCGCCTCTATCTCTACTCCCTTGGTCTCTTTCAACCTTCCTGCCTGCCTGCATACGTCCATAAACATTGTTGTCACGATCGGCACCCATGATGGCGTATGGCAATCGGGAAGTACTTCTTACTACCTTCCGGCTACCAAGCATACCACTTGGAAGAACGTAACGATGGTGCATGTCTTCCCATACCAGAAAGGGGCTTACATACGCAAGACAATCATCTACCCGCCCTCGTAATTTCCAAGATTTATTTCCATATAATAATTTACTAATACTAAAGCTTTTATGACTTTTACCACAACACCTTACCTGATCTACGGAAATCTCCGTGACGAGCTCTCCATGCTCATCATGGGCAGGCCGCCCAAGGACAACGAGCCGGAGTTCCGGCGCATCCTTAAAGAGGCCATATCCCAGCTGTTGAATGAAGCCGCCGCGTCCCCTGATTCTTTGACCGCATTGCAGTACAATGACCTGGACATTGGTGCCGTCATTTCCCTGCCGCCCCAGTATGGAAGCATCATTGACGCGTGGGCCGGAAACACCAGCAGGAAATACACCATCATTGACGCCCGGACTTTTGAAACCCTGTACCCCCGATCCCTGGATGCCACGACATACCAATTCCAGGCCCAGCCCCTTATGATTGATCTTGGCCTGAACCAGGAATCCGGGAGCCGGGAATACAAGGTAGTCAGCGGGAATGGAAACCTTCCGCCCCAGGGCTCTCTTTCTCCCAAGATCACTGTGCAATGCCGGGTCAACCTTCGTCCGATCTATCAGAATATTTACGACGATGCGTCATGGCCGGACACGCTCCGCATTTATCCGGATTGCCAGCCCGCTATCAAGGAGATGATGCTCTCCATTGTCTATGGGGAGACCGGGAATACGAACGCCCAGATTGACAAGTACACGCTGGCCGTCAAATATCTCAATGACTACCTGCGCCGCTACAGGCAGGGCACCTTTACGGCTCCTAACTTCATTCATCAGGGCGGACTGAACATTGCCCCCAATCCGAACATTCTTTAATACATGGCACAAAAACCTATTGACAAAGCAAGGAACCAGGGAACCGAGCGGGGGACAGCCCAGCAGAAAGTCCTGGATGAATTGAACACGGGGACCCCGGCGGGGATTCCCCAGCGCGTGGCCACCAATACTGACCCGACCAAGCCCGTTACCCCCCAGCAACTGGAACCGATTGCGGCGGCCAACAGCAATGAAGCCGTGAAGCCCCTGAACCAGGGAGCCCCAGCTACCCCCGCCAGCCAGCCCCAGGGCCTGCCCAACATTGCCGCAGGGAGGGTTGCTGATGGAGTAGTAGCCGCAACCTTCGATACGGCTGTAGCTCCTAATCCGGCAGAGATGACGAGAAGCGAGCTTGACGCCTACCGCCAGCAAAGAGGATTGACTCCCGAGCAGAAGAAGGAAGCGGATGCCATCGCCTTTAAATGGATGGAAGGAAGCATGCCCCAGCAGAAGGGGCAGTTCCCCGGAGCCGTGGACCCGAACAGCGCGCAGTACGCCCAGAACCAGCAGAGCACCTATCAAGCTCTTACCCAGCGGGCCGCAACCCAGGGGCTGACCACCTCGGAAAAAGCCAGCATGCTTGGGGGAGACTTTGCCTACAGGATCAGCCAGGGTACCCCCGGAATGCCCGGAGCAGTAGCTCCTGGGGCGTCTATCGCCTCCCGGCTGGCGGCCAGCTCTGCGGGTGCGGGGACCAAGGCGGCCACGGCCCTGGATACTCAGTTTCAAGAATACCTGGGGAACAACCTGGAAAAATTCAACCAGCTACCAGCGGAGAAACAGCAGGCTCTCAAATCCGCCTGGATGAAATCCGCAACCCAAGCCGGACTCCTGAATCAGGGAGCCCCGGATTCGGCTCCAGCCGTCGGTGGTTCCGGGCTTCAGGGACTCCCGGGATCAGGGGCTCCTGCTCCGGCCAAAACCGTAAGTGGCGCGGCGGCGCGAGATGAGCAAATGCTGAAGCTTGCCCAGGATACCACAGCCTCCCCTCAAGCCAGGGAGCAGGCGGCGGCCTACGTCAATGTGAAGAGAATGTACGCCAATCCCAAATTCGCTGACGAAAGGAAAGCCTTCCAGCAAGCTGAACGGAACTGGGTTAAATCGGAAGCCAACTTCTTTAAAAATCATTTGAACAGGAAAGACCCCCGCTACAAGGATCGCTACCGGGACTACAAGAACTTCCAGAAGGGAGATGCCCGCACCAAGCTGATGGTCTATACCGAACTGCTGAAGCATCCGCGCTTCGCTTCTCTCGGGTACAAATAAAAAAGCTTGAGAATTTACTCTTGCCTACCATGCCTCGGTGTGGTAGGCTTTCTTGTATTCGGAGCGCAACACAGCTCCAACCTGTTTACATACCTCATATTACATTATGGCTATTGATTTTTCAACCTTGGGACCCATCCAGCCTGGGCTGGATGCGCGGCAGGAAAGCCAAGCACGAGCCCGTACCAATTTCGCCCAGCGTCAGGAAGACCGCGGCAGGACAAAAGCTGTAGAGCCTTTGAAAGCGATGGCGGATTTTGATTCCCTTCTTGCCAAGGAGCTTGGCTCTCTGGAAAAAACCCAGAAGACTGAAGCCCGGCAGGAGAAAACCGAAGCCCGGGCTGAGCGAAGCGAGGCTCGTGCCGAGCGGAGTGCCGAACGTGCGGAAACCTCCTTTGAGCAGGGACAGAAGAAATGGGACTGGGCACTGAATGACCGTGCCCGGGAAGAAGCCAACCGCGATCTTGCCGAGATTACCAAGAGTTCTACCTCAGGCATTAACGCTCAAAGCATTGAGGAGCTGGAGGATTGGGTGAAAACCCCGGAGACCGAGCTCTATGATCTGAAGACGGCAAGCTCCGATGAGAATGCACTGGGGATTATTGCCAGCCGCCTGGGGGTTGAAAAAATTGAAGGAGCTCTCCCGACCCCGACCACCAGTGAGGATGTTGAAACTCCTCCCTACTTCCTTTCCCGGCAGGGTCTGGCCCTGCGGCCCGATGGTTCCTACATTGTCACCAACAAATTCATTGATTCGGTAGCCCGGAGCAAAGCCGATTCTTCCAAGCTTGCCTCTGCCGTTTCCAAGCAGTTGAATGCTGGCGTCAAAGCCTCCAACCGTGATGGCCTGTCCTCTACTCCCATTACCGCCACGGCTACAGAAGAAGAAATTAAGGAGATGATCGACACTATTCGTAGTGGTGACAAGAAGGTCCATGCGGCAGTAAAAGCTATCTATGATAAGCACATACCAGAAGACAAGAAGACTCAAGCGTCTGAAGCTCAAACAGAGACTGAAACCCCTGAAGCCCAGGAAGGAAAGACCCCGGTGGGGGAGCCTGGAAGTGGCGGTTCCTCAGCCGATGAAACCCCTGGTAATTTTACCTCTACGGTTTTAGATGAAGCTGAGTGGCTTGCCACGAACCCGGCCAAGTTTACCGAGCTGACCCAGCAATATCTGAACTCCCTGGTAGAGCAGGGCATGAACGCCCCGGAAGTCCAGCGGGCCGAGCTTGCAGGCCAGCGGGCGGTAGCCAGGGAGAACTATATCCGTGGCGTTGAGACTCTGCTGGAGCGCACCTTCCAGGATGTGGACCCAAAGGAAGCAGGGGAAGCTCTCCGAAATGAGGCCCGCGTGGCTGAGAAAGTGCTTGACATGTACGGCGGCGCACCCGCAGAGGCTCTGGCCCAGATTGAACGCAGGACCGAGGAGCTGGCCAAGGCACACCCCGGCAATGAAAGCCTACGCAGGCAGGACAAGGCCAAGGCTATTTACGAATACCTTGACTCCGTGATTCCCGGATTCAATGCTTCAGGGGCAGAGGCCGACGCGCTTCAGCAAATCGTGGAGGAGAATATCGTCGGGGCTACGAAAACCCCCAGCCTTAACGATGCCGCGACGGCGGCCATGCGCCACTACCGCAGTAGCCTGGGGCAGGTATCCGACATGACGGGCACCGTGATGGAAGGAGCCACGCGCTTCAACATCCCCGGGCTCCACTATGAAAACAAATCCGATGACGAAGCTACCCGGAATCCCCTGGAAAAAATGACCTGGGAACCCGGGAAGGGGGGCTGGAAGTTTGGCTTCAAGCGCAGTAACGGGAGCATGGAGGATTCTTTTTCCATCAGCTATGAAGGCCTGCGCTCCTACATGGCCGAGCACAAGCTCAACCAGCAGGACGCACTGAACTCCATTGCCTTCCCCACTACCCTGGGGGATGTGGCCTACGCCAAGGACGGGCTCCTCTTTGCCAGGAATCCCTACACCGGGGAGGTGGAAGAGAATGCCACGCTGGCGATGAACCCGACGGCTCTGTATGATAACTCCCTGTACCAGAAAAGCCTGGAGGGCCTGCGCTCTTCGGGAATGAGCGATGAAGAGATCGCGGCTGTTGACAAGAAGTATCAGGATGCCAAGGCGCGATCCGCCGCTGAGACCGTACAGGGCCTGCTCCAGACCTATTCTGAAATGCAGAGCATGGCGGAACTGACTGGCAGTGAAACGCTTGGAAAGATTCTGGAACCTGATTCCAGCGTGGACTTCCGAAATTTCCATGCCCGCATGAAGCGGGACGGGATGAGCGACACTTTTATCCTGGAGCAATGGAACGACAAGGAAGAGCAATGGGACAGACAGGTCCAGCGTGTCATCCAGGGAACCCAGCGCAAGGCCGTTGACATGGGGGTCACTGCCGGGCTGGCGATTGCCCAGCAACTCAATGGGGTTCTGGGCCCCAGGGATTCCGCCGCGACTCTGAGCAACCAATGGAAGATTGTAAATGAATCGCGCGAAGCCGCAACCCGGGTAACGCAAAGCAACCTGTTTACCGAATGGGGTACCGAGCTGGCATTCCTGGCTGTCCAAATGGCGGGCACCGGAGCGGCGGGTATTGCTGGCCGCACCGCAGGGGAGGCTCTTGCTACCCAGGGAATCCGCCGGGTAGCCGCGGGGATGGCCCTGCGCTCCCAGGCCGCCGCTACAGTAGCCCGCCCCGGCATTGCGCAAAGTGCGGAAGTTGCTTTCTCCCGCACGATGGAGGGGATTGTCCATGGGGCCACGCGCTCCTGGGGTGCCACTGCCGGGACCCAGGCGGCTATCTTTTCCCAGGTAGCCCCCTATGCCTATGGTGATATTTTCTCCACCCAGCTGGACCGGGCTATCAAGCACGCGGAAACCCTGCCACAAGATCAACGCGGCGCATACCTCAGTGATGCCCAGAACCTTGCCAACCTTCGCGCCACGGCGGGTGCCGTCATCGTAGGGATGGCCTCTATGGCAATCAACTCCCGCGCTGGTATGAACACATTCATTACCAAGAGCGTAGGAGGTAAGACCTGGGTGCCTGAAAGCATTAAGAAATTCCGGCAGGGGAGCTCCACGATTGCCAGCAAGGTGACGGGGAACACCACGCGGGAAAGGCTTTCCAGTTTTGGCGCGCTCTCTACCAAGGAGAAAGTGCTCTACATGGGCAACAAGCTCTACCAGGGCGGGAAGCTGGCCGTGGAAGGCGCGGCTGAAGAACTGACGGATGAATTTTCCGAATGGCTCTGGACCTCGCTGGTGAAGGATGGCTACATTGCCGAGGACCAGATCGGGACTACTGCCGAGATTGCCGCCGCCGCCGTCAAGATTGCCGTGCTTGGTGCCATCGGTGAAGTCACGGCATCCCGGCTTCCGGGAGCCAGGGAATCCGTGCCTCCGGAAATCCTGGCACAGGCACAGCGGGCGGATGTGGGCATCAAGCCTGAAGAAACCTTGCATGCGCTCAATGCAATCTCCATAGACATGCGGACGGAACTGGAAACCAAGCAGGGTACGCTGGCCCAGACCATCGCCACTGCGGGGGACAGCGCAGTAGAAGTGCTCAATACCAACCTCTCCGAGCCAGTGAAAGCTGAATACGTGGAGGGCAACAAAGCCGTAGCCGCCAAGGCCGGGGAGATCGTGGACAACATCAGCAATGCTCCAGTCTATATCAACGAGCTGGCCGCCGAGGTGGGAGGGGAAGCCCTGACTCCCGGAGTCCTGGAAGCATGGACTCAAAACAGCCTTGTCCTCGGAGCCCAGAACGTAACCCTGCTGAGAAGCTTTGCCCAGAATCTCAAGGAAGAGATAGCCACGGCGAGCCCGGAAGGGAGGGCCCGGCTGGTAGAGAACGCCCTCTCCAATATCACGGAGCGCATGATCAACCCCACCCCGGAGAAGAAGGAAATCATGCGAAGCATGGTGGACCAGATTGCGGAGATTTACAACGAGGCTCCGGTAGAGCTTACGCAAGTGGATGACTCTCTTAACTTTATGCCCACTGGCAATGAGACGGTGGACGTAATTGGGGAAGTAGCCAGCATGGCTGGACCTGCCGCGGTGACTACTGGAGTAGCTACCGAAGCTCCGGCTCCTCCCATTCAGATTCCCCAGCTTCCCGGAGCCTCTGCCCTGGATACAAATGCCGAGGTAGAAGTATTGGGAACCCGGATGCCTGTGCGAGACATCGCCCCCGTCAAGCCGGAGCCCCTGGAATCTCCTACGGCTCCGCCTCTTGCCGAGCTGACTGATGCCTCCCTTTCCGGTTCCCTTGATTCCGCCAGCCCGGAAGCCAGGGAGTGGGCAACCGAGGTAATCACTGGCCTGGAATCCTTCGACCCGGAAACCGCGCAATGGATTACCAAGGGGCGGGAAGCCACGACCTTGACGGATGCCGAGGTTGCCCGCATGGTGACGCTGAACCAGCTTACCGGGCCTGCGGCCCCCCTTACTGTAGATGATACAGGAAGAACGCTTGTCACAGAACCTAATGCTATCCGGTATAACAATCGCGCGCCTGCCGAAATCGCAGGTGAGCTGAACGATTACCAAAGTCAAGTTCTTTCTTTCATGCCGGAGAAATCCGGAGACGGTCTTGCCCTGGTGGACCGATTCCTCAGCACCCAGGAGATCACTCCCCAGGAGCGCAGAGTCCTTGAGTCCGTGAGGGAGTATCTGAGAAAAAACAATCTGGGATTCGGGGTTTCACGGATTCATACCGACATGATTGAAAGCTGGAATGCTCCGGCCCTGGTTGACTTTGCCGACCCGGACTCTCCGCTCATGGTTGTCAACACTTTATTTGCCCCAGTTGCCGGGGACTTCAAAAATACCTTCATCCATGAGGCAGTGCATTTGGTAGACCAGCATCAGCGGAGAACCAATCCCGACTACGGGAACCAGCTTCGCAGTATGAAGCTGGCTCTCCGGGAAAACTGGAACGAGCTGGTGGGTATCCTGGAAAAGGAAAGCCAACAGGCCCCGGATAATGAGAGCAGGCTGGCGATAGAAACAGCGATCGAAGACATGGCCTATGGCCTTGACATCAGTGAGGCCCAGGCCGTGGCGAACAACGACAATGAATTCGCCTCCGTGCTTCTGAGCAACCCGGTGTTCCGCCATCTTGCAAGTCAGATGAAAGAAGGAGGAGAATCAATTACATTTGAAGACCTTTCCTCCCCGGCTACCCTGGCGGCCCTGGCGGAGTCAGTAACCCCTCCGTCTTCTTTCCTTGGCCGGGTATTTGAAAGCCTGAAGAATGTCTTCAATAAAATCCTTGGCCGCTACAAGAACCTGGAAAAGGATAACTTCTCCCTGCTGAAAGACATGGGCGAAGAGTGGACGGCATGGAAGGAGCGGCATTCCGAGGCCGCGCGCAAGCTGGATGAGGCGGCACCCTTGGATGGGAGCCGCTGGCTGATACCGGATGATCCCACAGCCATGAAGAACACCGGGTATCAAGATGCCGGATTGATCCTTCGCACGCAGGGCCAGCAAATCCCCACTCCTACCGCAGACACAGGAACCGCCTTCTCCCCTACCCGCTACGGATTCATGGGGGAAGTGGGAGGCAACCTGGGTGAGAACTGGTTTAACCTCACCATGGCTGGGGCGCGGCAAGCCGCTACATGGTTCAACATGGGCGCGGCCAAGTTCGGCTATCAGAAAGCGATCAACAAGCTGGACTCCCAGCAGGTGCCTGTCTTTACTGAGCAGGATTCCCTGCGGGTGCGGGAGCAGATGACGGCCCAGGACATGGGCCAGCGTTATGTCATCCAGCAGGTGCACCAGATTGCCAACTGGGTCAATGCCATGAAGCTCAAGCCTGAAGAGCAGAAGTCCCTGGCTATTGCTATCCGGGACTACGTGGGCAACACGGACAACCTTGCTCGGCCCAAGGAAATCCAGCGCATTTATGCGGACACCCAGACCCAGCTTCAGCAGGCCGCCGTGGACCGGGACCGGGCCGTGGCCGCCGCCAAGGAGGGGGTTGTCAGGACCAAGGCCGCCTATGAGAAAGAGCTTGCCGCCATTGTGGGGCGCATCCGTGAGAGCACCAGCGAAGGAGTGATCCTTGGCCTGCGCTCTGGGCTGGACACTGCGCGGAGATTCATCCGCGACAAGTCCATGCCGCCCAAGAACGATGCGCTGGCCCAGATGCAGGCTCTGATGATAGCACGCCAGCAGGAAGTGAACCAGATCAACGAGCAGGTCAAGGCATTCAAGGCCGCTTCACCCGAGTTTGCCGATGGAGTGGACTTGCTCCGCCGCGAAGTAATTGCGAACCTTAACGAGGCTCTGGCCGGGGAGCTTGACCTTGCCGCTCGCCAGATTTCCCGTGACCTTGCCGAGGGGGAAACCTCTCCGGTAGAACTCCTGAAGGAAATCCGCAACAGCCTCGGGCTCAAGGATATAGGGAAGCTCGGAGACATGGGTTCCGCCATAGAAAAGGCCGTGAAGAATTACCGCAAGCTGGCCCTGGCCTCCGCTCCTGAAGCGGCGAATGCTTTGCACAATATAGCACTGGCCCAGGAACGCGCAGGCCGGGAGATCGCCCAGGCGAACGCCGTCTATGAGGGACGCACCCGCCGTGCTGGCTATGACAGCAAGGGGATTTACCATCCTGCCGGGACCATCTACCAGAACCGGGACTTCCGCATTGAGCAGGAACAGCGGCACATGCAGGCCGAGTACCTCAAGAGGAGGGAGCGCGCCAGCGAATTGCTGAACCAGTATCCGGCCATCAAGCAGAGGCTCACCCGCGCCCGCAAGCAGATTGCCCAGAACCAGTATGACATCTACAGCTTCCTGGGGAGCGAAGCCGGAAGGCTGAGCGCGGCGGACATGAACTGGCTCCATCGCACCTACCTTGCCGTAGGCGCGGGGAATGCTGACGCTTACCGAAAGGCCATGATGGAAGCCCTGGAAAATCCTCAAGGCAAGAAGGTTTCCGAGTACCAGCTTGCCCGGATTTACAGTGCCACCCGTGCCTACATTGAAGAAAATAATTCCAAGGTGAACGGGTATATCAGCACCGTGGTGGACCGGATGAAGAACTATGCCGCCCTGTATGACCGACTCACTGATTCCGGGATTCAGGTTGACGGGAAGCCCTCCACCTACTCCGACCTGTTTAAGGGAATCCCCGGCGTGGAATCCTTACAGCAGGGAATCCTGAAATTCCTGAATGAGAATTACAGTGAAATGCAAATCTTGTCGGACCTGAAGCACGGGGACAACATGGTGGAAATCGTGGACAAAGCCCTGGCGGTATCCCGGTATCTGGGAGACCAGCATCCCGGGGAAAGAAAGAAGCTGAGGGACCAGCTCAACCAGATCAAAAGGCATCAGGCCGACTACGCCAGGGACGCCTTCCTGCTGGAGAGCATGGGGGTAGAAGAGCATGACCTCCGGGGGTTTATCACCAGTGCCGAAGACACAGCGGAGCTTGCCGCCCGGCTGGAACAAACCGGATGGGTGGATTCCCGGACGGTCAAGACAATCATGGATGCTCCCGAGGCTACCATGAGCCAGCGGGTGACAGCGTTGATAGACTACCTTCGCGCCAAGGCGGACCTTCAGATGCAACGCCTGGGTCTTGGCTATACCATTGACCCTGAAAAGCTTACGTCGATGAACCGGACAAGCCTCCGAAAAGGGATGGTAGAACTGGCAAACCAAGCCTTCGCCTCCACCCTCAGCAAGAAGAGGAGCACGGAGAACCCGCGGGCCCTTCGGAAAAACCTGCCGCTCTCCGAGCGCATCATCCTGGGTGAGCTGGGTGATGCCAGCGTGTCGGAAGCTACCGGATTGATTGAAGCATCCCTGTCCTACCAGAAGGATACGCTGGTCAACAGCGTCATGAGCGATGAAGCGGCCAACACCTTCCTGAAGCTGGGACTGGTGACGGCCCGGCCCAAAGGTGATGAGGATGTCCTTCTCTCCTTCAAGAATTCCCACAGCAAGCTCAATGGGACGTATGCCAGCCATGAACTGGCGGACTCCCTTTACCGAATCTTCAGGCCTACAGATGACGTGATGGCAGACGAAAGCACATGGCCCGGCATCAAGAAATACTGGAGCACCAACTCGGTGGGCACGATCCAGAAGCTGGGAGGCATGGCGAACATCGCCGTGCTGATCAAGTCCCCGGCTTCCACGCTTCGCAACCTCTATGGTACAGCGATGCAGGGGATCAACTCCGGCATTTGGTTCCCGGCTTATGGGCTCAAAGAGGTAAGCGGGATGGCCGTTGATCTGGTCCGCATGTGGAAACTGGAAAGGGCGGCCAAGGATAATACGCTGGCCGGAAGGGAAGCCCAGGAAAAACTCCTGGAAGCTGAAGAACGGTGGTCAAAAAAAATCAAGCACTACTATGACCTTGGCTTGCTGGACAATGATACCATGCAGGTGTTCCGCAATCTCTGGAAGAGTGAAGAATTCCAAAAGGCCATAGAAGGAAAGATTGATCTGACCCTGGATGAATCCGATGGGCTTACAGACATTGTGGTAGGGGACCGGAAAGAAAGGACGCGGGCAAACCGGACGTTCCGGTTCCTCACTACAGGGATCATGAAGGGGGCGACCGTGGCCTACAGCATCCCGGATGCCATGGCAAAGATTGCCAACTACACCCATGAGGTGCGCAACAGCAGGAACCTGATGGCCGTGCAACTTGAGCGCGCCAAGCTGACGGAAGAAAGCAAGCGCACCCCATGGCAGAAGGAGCTGGTAGAAGCCAGCGCGGACGAGAATAAATGGAACGCACTGGTGGAACACACCGCGGCGGACCGGACGAAGAACCTGTTCCCTACGGGGACGCGCACTCCGAAATGGGTGAAGACCGTGGGGCTTGTCGCCCTTCCCTTCTTCATGTTCCAGTATCACACCGCCAACTCGGTGGCCTACAACCTGGGCTACATGGTGCAGGAATTGCAGGAAGGAACCTGGGCTCTCCGAAATGGGATGACCAAGGAGGGGAGCAAGCTGATGGCCAAGGCTTTGAGCCGGGCGACGGGGACTGCCGCCGCCGTGGTAGCCCAGGAAGAAATCCTCCGCTTCCTCTTCCAGTTCATGGCCCAGGGTGCCCTCAAGCTTCTGGATAAGGACGATCAGGTCCAGCTGATTACCAACGCAGAAGTCATGAAGACCGCATCCAGGCTCGGACTGATCCCGGACTACGACAAGTTCGGCACCAACCTGGGGTTCTTCAACAAGGGCACGGGGCGGTGGAGCTACATGAACCTGGAGTATGCCGCTCCGTTTAAGAACGTAGCCTCCCTGGTCAGCAGTGCCTGGAAGATGGCAACGGCGGAAGATGAAGGAAAGAAAGAAGGCTGGGATGAAATGGAGAACCTGATGGAGGGTACCATAGGGAGCCCCTCCATGCTCCTGTCTCTGATGAACACCTACCTATTCGACCCGAACGACAAGTTCAACTACAAGGCCGCGCCGGAAAAATCAGGGAACATCAGCCTTGCGGATGCCGTGGGGAATGCCGCCCTGATTTCCTTCGGGTTCCAGCCAAGCCTGGGACATGGCTACACCTACAAGCCCCTGGAGCGGATCGCTACGGCGATCAACAAGGAGACTCCCGTCTGGTCTGCGGTTTCTTCCATCCTCCACCAGAGCTTTGAGGATGATCCCAACAACGTGTGGTATGAAACAGCCCTGAAGCATGCGGGGTTTGGCATGCGCCATGGCAAGTCCTTTGTGGATGCCGCCGCCAACGGGGTGAAGACCGCCAAGGTTTCCGACAACCACGCCAAGCGGCTCCGTGTTCTCAGTGAAAGGTATCTGGATATTCCTATTGACACCCTGAAAGAGTTCACTACCTTTGACATAGCCCAGAGGAAGGAAGCCTATGCAGACCTGGGGAGTACGCTTAACGGGATCAAGGCCCTGACTGAAACACTGTACGGAACCACCGCCGGGCGCACTGCCTTCCGGGATATTCTTGACCGGAGCAATGTCAGCCTGAAGACTGCGCGCTGGGCCATGCGCGGAGTCATGCCGGAGGTGATCACCAAGGACGCAGTAGTGAGTGCCTTTGAACGGCTGGACCGTGAAGCCCGGAAGCCGGGAACCAGTGAAGCCCGGAAGCAGAGAATCCAGGAGCAGAAGAAACTCATCCGCCGGGTTTACCGGGAACGGGGAGTCAAGGTAACAGACCAGATGGAATCTGCAAGTACGTATAAAACGTTATTTAAAAATCTGGAGCAATAAATCCTTTACAAGGACAGGCGGCTTGGTATCCTTCGGGGTATCAAGCCGTTTTTATTATGCACGAACGAGAAGTAATCCAGGAAATTGTTGAGGCACAGAACCGACCAGGGTTCAGGGACGTGGAAAGCATCCTGAGTCAGGAAGAAAAAAAAACCGAGGATGTAGTCAACCATCCTTCCCACTACACCAGCCATCCCTCCGGCATTGAATGCCTGGAGATTACCCGGCACCTTCCCTTCTCTCTGGGAAATGCCGTCAAGTATTTATGGCGCGCGGGATTAAAAGGGGGAGAGGAAAAAAGAATAGAGGACTGGAAGAAAGCCGGATTCTATTTGCAGGATCATCAGAATAATATCGGCAAGGTCTTTGAAACATTCAACCTGCACCTGATCATAGCCCGCTTTCATTCCTGGGTGAAAACCGCAAGGGAGGGAGTAACCTGGGAGGATCGCGTTATCGACTTGGTTCTCTCCCTCTATGATGGAAGTGATCTGGTAACCATTCGCAGAGACCTGATCCTCATCAAGGCAATTGGAATTGTCAACGAAAAAATTGTTGACACTGAGAAATAAATAAGGTATATACAATGCAGGGAGACCTAAAGCCTCCCTGATGAAAGAAAGAAAAGGTATGAGGGCCGGGAAGAATTTCTTCCTGGCTCTCCCTTTTTACAGGAATGATCCCTCAGCAAAAAGCTGGTAGGCACGGGCATACTTCCCGCCCCACCCAATTTCGATATGGGATTTCCCATATCGGTAGAGTTCTTCCTTCTCCATGCCAGTGAAAAGGATTTTATATTTCAGCAGGTCATCCCGAAGATAAAGCTTGACAGGCTTCCCATTGGCCGGGGAAATTCCCGGGAGGTGGAAGGAACCAATGGGGCTCCGGGCAATGAGCCTGCGCCAGAGCTGGCGGTCAATGCCGGATTGAAGAAAATCTTCCTCATGCTCCATGAAAAAAGTGTAAAGGGAAACATGGGTTCCCTCATAGTCCCCGCAATACCTGGGCTTATAGGAAAAAATTCTTGCATGAATTGATCCGCGTTTGCAGGGAATGCACTGAGCGCGGGCTATGCGATAGACCTGGGAGCGGGAAAGCTTCAGCCGAGAGGCCGCTTCAGATACCAACACAAATTCTTCCTTCATTTCCAGCACGCGGATTTAATATCAAAGTGGCACTTGACGGAGAGATCACATCCGCATAATGTGCAATACAAAACAGGGCGACCTTCAGCCAGACTTCCCCGTTCCTTCACCAGCTCATGCAAAAACTTGCGGGCCGAGCCGCCAGCTCCGCATGATTCGCATCCCTCCTTCTCCATGTCCGGCGGAGGGATGGGCGTGGACCTGGGGCACCGGGAGCAAATCTCATAGCGGCGGCGGGCTTCGGTTATATCTACGAACCTGTGCCCTCTCCGGTACCAAAGGATCATGGTGAGAAAAAAGCCCAGCACTTTCCTGGCTGTCATCGGCTCGTGCTCCGGCCAGGAGATTCCTTCATCCCCGCAGGATTCACAGTATCCTTCCGGGAGCTGGAGACACAGGGCCTGATGGAAAGCATCTTCGTCATAGGTCTCATCGTTGTTGCGGAGAATGGAAGCCATTTGATTCCGAAGTTCCGCCAGCGTGGGTGCCGTTATCAGGGTTCCCTGGAGTCTGGGGCTCAGGGCTTCAGGGATTCGGAACTTCCACCCGCCCGGGGGCGTGACATGCAGGTTGGGGTGAGCTAAAATTTTAGGCATGCCCCGATGATAGAGGCATGCCTAAAGAAAAGCAAGTCGGAAAATGGGAAGCCTTCTACTCCAGATAAAGATCAGCATCCTTTTCCGGGATGGGGTAAGCACAGGCTCCATCCAGAGCGTCACTGATATGCTGAAGGTCGGAATGCAACCCTGGATTTTCAGAAGCAATCCTGCCCAGCCCATATTGTATAAGTTCCTTTTTTTTCTGAAGAGTCTTGAACCAGTTGCGCCATGCCTTCAACTCTTTTGCTACTGCATAAGAATCAGAAAGCAAGGTATCCAAAGAAGGAGGGGTGTCCTCTAAATTTTTTATGTAATCTTCTAATGTTGACATGTTTTTGAACGGTAAACTTGAGCCCAGTAGAACCGGGCTATTTTGTTTTTAATATCCACCACAACAAATTCAGAAAGGGTGAAGGGAGAATTCCATCGGAAGAAAAACCGAAGGCATCTTATCGTGTATTGGGCCACCTTCAAGGCAACCTGATAGGCTTCCTCTGGAGATCGGAAGTCTTGAATGTATATGGTTCTGTAAAACGTCTGGGACTTTAAGGGAGTCCTAACAAGCACATTGAAATTATTATCACTGAATGCTACCAGACTTGACGGGTCTTTAAACTTTTCCCGGTAGGATTCTTCCCGAACCCTCTTGGCATCTTCCCCGAATACATATCTTGTCCTGCTTACAATAAGAGAAGCCTCCTCATAATTAAACTGGCTCTCCAGTTCAGGGTTATGCTTCTTTGGATTCTGAAGCCGGGGGATAACTTCCCCCGGCTCTCCTCCATCCAGAGTGCTGACATCATACCGGATGCCCCTCCGTGGCATGCGGAGGCTCCGGTATGAGGGACTAAATCTTTTCTTCTTGATCATCTATTTTAACAACCTCAAAAAATTCATAGTCAAGCAGTTCAGATAGAGGAAGGCTCCCACATTCTAAAGGTTCGTCAAATCCATTGATATTCTTCCAGTAATAGTGGCCTGAAACTTTTAGAAGTTTAAGAAGCGAAGTAGTTCCAGTCTGGGGGTTTTTTAGTTTGACAAACTTGCCAGACATCATCAAGTCAATAGCTTTTCCTATTGTGATGGACCTCTCATATTGAATCTCTGCTTTTAAATGGAATCCATTTTTAATAGTTTCAGGAGCCCAGTTAAGAAAGGTTTGTAATTCTGAAAAATATACTGGGTTTTCCTCTGAATCTTTCATGACGCTGACTATGACCTGTACAAACTGGTTCTTACAGTTGCGTTTTATTTTTCTTAGCTTCCCATTAAAGAACTAATACAGAAATTGATCCCCAGGCTTATGAGTAAACAGGATTTCCAGACCCTCCTTAAATGAAGCAGGGTTGGACAAGTAAACTCCAAAATTTTTACATTGAAAATATTCTTTAAGAGAATTCATAAAAATTATAGTTGTTAAATTTCTCACGAGTTACCATTATATCATAGGAGTCAGTTTCTATAATGAGTCCTTTCAAGGCATCACAAATTCTAATATCTTTGAACCTATGAGAATAGATTGCCAGCCTCTTCCCTGTCACTAGCTTTTCAACAGCCGCGTCAAAGGCAAGAGCCTTGGCCAATGGAAGGACAGTATCCAAAACAAATCCTTCTTCCTTTACTTGAGGATCAAACTTGGCCGGGGCTACCTGAGAATAGAGAACCGAACCATTAGGGAGTCTTGCACACTTTCTTTCCATGAAGGCCCCTTCATCGTAATCAAAAATGTAGCGGACCGCATAGGAATCTTTTTCCGCGACATGTCGATAAAGGCAGTGCACGCCGTTCGGATTAACCAGGGCACAAAGACCCTCTTTAAATGTATAATGTTTAGTGTCCATCAGGGTTACAGGTTAGAGTGTCAAGGTATTTTATTCCGTCATTAGAAATTGTGTAGGCTTTAGGAAAGGTATCAGGAACTAAAAGGACAAGACCAATGCGCTTCAATGAGCTCAGGTACTTTCCAATGCTTGCCCGGTCAACCAGATTGGCCGCGGCAATTTCTTTGACAGTTACAGCGGCAGGCTGGAGAAGGAGAAAGCAAAGCAGTTTCACTTCCTTGTGCCGGAGTATGCAGTTGCGGTCGTAACGAGTCAAGTAATTAAACAGCAGACGCGTCTTCGGTTTCACCCGCTCCATTAAATCCTTCTTTTTTATCTTCAAGTTTAGCATATGTTTCAATAATTTTTTGTTTAGATACGACCCCCTTCATCAGCAGGAGAGGAATGGCGTAATTTGTGCATTCAGTAATGTGCTTCTTCTTCTCTTCCGGATTCCCGGTCAGCTTGTATAGCTGACATCCGAGGAGCAGAACGATTACGTTGACGAGGATATTAGGGGGACAGATTAAATCAGTTTTCCCCCAGTCCTCTTCCAGCACCTTGACAGATTGCTCTACCAAATCACACCCGGCATTCAGGCAGGCATTCAGGAGTCCGTTCACTTCCTCCTCATGGAAGACTTCCCCCTCCCCAAAACTGTAGAGAGCCATGGCATTTTTCTTAATGCCCTCTATGTCCTCGGGCCCCTGGATAGGAGGAAGGGAGTTGACCAGGGTGCTGAGGAGCAGAGCCTGATCACTTACTTTCTTTCTTCTGTCCGCTTCCATTTTTTCACGGGTGTGATCCAACTTCTTCTGGAATTTTGTTTTCTTTTTCATTTGACAAGCCCTTTAAAATGAGTGAGCAGATGCTCCGCCAGGAACATGGGGATTCTAAAAAGAACCTCCACCAAACCTTTGGTAATTTCCTTAACCCTTTCTTCCTTCCCTTCCTGCTCCTTATCCTCCTTATCAAACAAATCTTCGGCATGGCAGGTATTAACAAAACCAACATGGATCAAATAGATTGAAAGAAGAAGAGTCATCTTTATCACTTTGGGATGTATTGAACCCTCCCCTCTACTCATGGTCTGATGAAGTTCAATAAGAGACATAAGCTGGGAAATTTTAGGAAGTCTGAGAATAAACTCAAGCAAATCTATGCTCGCCATGAAAACTTTTTCCCTCATGTAATCAGGTCCGAGAACCTTGACTTCAAGATCGTATTCCTCAAGGATCGAATTCAAAGTAGAACACCAGACTTCCTCTATCTTGATCTGGTTTTCTTTGACCCTTAGATCAAAGTCCTGCTCGGTGCAATTCTCTTTTGACTCCCTTAAAGATTTTATATCTTTGAAAAACTTTCCGAATCCGGAATTAAAATCTTCCATGCTGAAAGCCAGACCTTTACGGAAGACCAGATTAAGCAGATCATCATTGATCTCGCCCCATGTAATAGCAGTTTTTTCTGTTGTATTCATATTGTACTAATGGTTAATAGATTATGTAGTTGAAATTATTCTCCTTCGTAGTGATGATGACTACGGTAAAGAAGTGGCATCCACCCCTGAGTACTTCCCAGGCAAGAGATAACTCCCGCTCGGGTTCCTCAGGGAGAGTATGAACACAATCTGGGATATTTATCTGATTCCATTCCAGTTCATTATAAAAGGACAGCCCGTTTAAAATATCAATAGCGGAGTTCATTGTGGTCTCCTCGTCCTGCTTCTTGAAAGACAGGACAACAGAGAGGTATTGAAGGACTTCCTGAAAAAATCTATTGGGAGCCAGCCTTGCCGTATCGACAATGCAGAAATTATTCTTGCCTGCAATGAGAGCTTTGAAAGGGACGGTGTTGTTCATAGTAGTGGCGTATGTTGAGCTTCTAAAATTTTGGGTTCTTTTCAATGTTGTAATTTAAAAAGATTTCACTTTGTTCCGGCGTCATATCCAGGAATATTGGAACCTGGAGAGCGGGCTTCCAGCTAAGGATTAACTTCCCTCCATCTTCTCTGGCGAACTTTTCGCAAGGAGAATACCGCAAGGGTTTCAATCCTACCTTGGAAACGCTTTCAGGTCTGCACTTCCAAATGGCCTCTTCAAAAGTTCGTACATACCGGAACCCGTAATAGCTTTTATATCTCTCCACGTACTGGACTACAACAACGTAATTAACCTTTCGGCTGTGCCGGATGAGGTTGGACTGGGGGATATGCAGGATTGAAAAGTTCCGACCCACATAGGGGGCGGAAAGGTGAACCTCTGCTGACATGCTGTTTGGATTCCGTGATTGAACTGAAGCATGGACACCTCGGAAGGCCGGAGCTTTTCTTCCATGTATTTTACGGATATTCCCATGCGCTCCATTGCCATGCGGCAAGTAATAACGTCAAGGAATCCGGGAATCTGGAATTCACGGAACCAGGAGGTCAAAAACTCCTTGGCTTGCATTAAGGTAAGTAACTTCATGATGATTTATGTTGAGGTTCTAACAAGTTCTAGTGGTTTATCGCAAGAAGTAGATAGTACATGGGGAACCCGGAATCAGGGAATCAGGGCGCGTCCAGACCTTCAAAGGCTTTAATACCGAATAGGCGGACCGGACATCGTAAAGCATTTGAGAAAGATACAGGAGCACCTTTTCAAAACTGCTCACTTGAGCGGCCCCGATTACAACATTGCGGTTCTGGCTTGAGACTTCAATGAAATAACATCCCCGCTCTTCCATCTTGTACACGTCCGCTTTGATCACTTCCTTGAGAGGGAGAGCCAGCTCATTCTTCTGGGGCTTCCCCGCCCATCTAAGGCCAAGGATATGGGAGGCATGCGGACCAAGAACCTTATCAACCTCCTTCTTTATAAGCTTTGACACTGCATCCATCACGATCGTAAGGTCTTCATCCGTGTCAGATGGGGCCGGAGTAATGAATTGATCTATGGCAAGATAATTGGTAGGGGCCTGAAAGGTGCCGGAGAAATGAATCCTCGCTTCATATCCCGGCAGGTCTTTGGTGATCTTCTTCCATGCCCCCAAAGCTGCCCGAAGGAATTTCCAATCGGCATCATTAAATTTAATCATGATTTTTAATGGCTGTTTTACGTTGAGATTCTAAAGGGGTTAAGCACACGTGGATATGCCGGGCGGTTCCCGGGGCTTTGAGCTCCAGCTCAAAGCCCCCTGCCAGTAGCTTGCGGTTTGCTTTCCGCAAGTCGGCAAGAAGGAACCTGCTGTTTTCTACCAGGGTTTTTCTTCTCCCATCAGAAAAAATTTCAATGGCCCCCATGATGTGATGCGCCTGAAAGAATTCGTTTAGGATTTCTTTCACTTCCTGTTCTGTCAGTTTATTTGAATGGTAAAGCATGACTCTTTGATCATCTGTAGGGTTGGAATAATTTACAGGGGCTCATAGTGGTCCCTAAAATAGAACCGCCTGCCCTGAAAGAATCATTCAAAAGATTATCCATGATCTGCTGGCTCTTGATAAAATTGATATGACTCCTTATCAACTTTTGGGACTCCATTGAAAGGATTCTTGAGCGTAGAATGTGGAAGTTCCCGGCTTAAATGGGTTTTTGGTATTCATGATTATGATTTCTTTCTATTTAGTATTGGTTAGCGCGGCGATCTTGCCGCATGTCTTCACTGTAGTAAACTGATCTGTTTTTACAAAATATTTTTCAAAAAATTTTTCTTACGTTGAGCTTCTATAAGTTATGCAATTCTATTTCATGTAGAATTTGAATTTTGTCTCACCCTTTTCAGAATCTTCCGTCACTCGGATGCGCTTCAGAAGGAACGGGAAAACTTCGTTGCACTTGGCTTCCACCTTGTCGAGAATTTCCGTTGGAACTTCAGGCATTTCAGGACTGGGAGATTTCCAGACAAGATTCTTCTCCCATTTAACGCTGAAAGAAATATCCATGCCTTCGAGTAATGATTCAGTTTCCATATTATTTTTAGGTTCTATATATTAGAGGTTCTTTTATTTATTAGAGTTCTTCTCTTTCAGTTTTGATCTTTATGCTACCTTCGGAAGGAATTTTAGCGATTCTAAACGCAAAATAATAGCCTTTATCCGCATCATGGTAAGAAAAGTAATCCTCCAAGCTACTGGTGAAGACCTTTTCCATATTCTCCGTATGTAGCAGGGGGAGAATGCCCTCTCCTATATAAAACTGAAGAGATTGAACGCCTGCCAGTAAATCCGTTTCAGCTATCACCTGATCTTCAATCACTTTCCCGGTTCGTTCTTCAACAATTCTCCTTAAATTGCATTCAAGAAGATAGCCAAACCATTCCAAAGGATCAGTAAAATCTTCATCCGTAGCCGTTTCATTGGCAAACTTCAAGCAATAATCTCTTACATGCTCCGATTTGCTTTGCCTTGCCATGTCAATCAGCTTCCTAATGGCGGCAAGCCTGTATTCATTTATGTTCATTATATTTAGTCCCTTTCTACTTGTTTTTTGATTCCGGCGGGCAGGAAATTTCCTGCCCGCATAGAGATTCTAAAAGGAAATGCGTGAGAAAATGCACTGAACTTAAAAACTCCTTCACAAAAAGCGGGCGTTATGCTCTACATACCATTCGGCAGGATAAAGGTCCACACCTCCCCTGACTCCCGGAATCCCTGAAGCAGGGATACAAACATTTCTGGATCACTCATTTCGTGAGTCAATACGGCGGGCGCGGCTTTTTCTTCTATACTAGTGTTCATTTTATGTCTTCTTTCTATTGGTTTTTGTTTTTTGATCCGCCCATGGGGGCGGGGGCATGAATTTAGATTAGCTTAGTGATTGTATTGTACAATAAAAATAGTAAAGATTTTTGTCATACACGTTTACAAGTCATCGAACATGGCGGAAAGGCAGGCGTAATTCCTTGAGGGATAAAGGCATTCAACCCCTTGCAAGGGGTAGGTGATTTTGATTCCTTTGCAATATATGTTTGCACTGCACGACGGAATGTTCAGCATGCGCAACTCCGAAAGAACGGAATTTTTAGCTTGCCTTGCGGCCATTTGCAAGGATGAATCTGAAAAACTGAAAGGGAACTCCCTGATAAATGACGTTTTGTATCCGGAGTTCTCCAATTCAATGATGATCACCAGCCGGAATTGCGCGCCTTTGGCGTCATGATACTCTAGCGGGAGAAACTCCCGGCAATTTTGTGTCATGTTCCACACGTCCAATGCTCCTCTATTCATAAGACTTTGAATCACGGAGGACGGGGAACAGGAAGCAGGAAAAGACTTGGAACGGTGCTTTTCCTTTGTAATGTATGCGTATTCAATAAGTTCCATATATTGAGATTCTATATTTCAACGATTACTAAATTCCTGCCATTCCGACACTGCCCATTCCGGCACGTTGATTTTGGACAAAAACGGCACTACTATATTTTTATGGTCTTTCATTATTATGGTCTTTCTATTTTTTGTTTTTTAATCCCCGCATGGCGGGGTTGTGAGTTTAGATTAACGTTTTTAGCGTTTTGTTCAAGATTTTTTTCAAAAAAGTTATGACACTTTGAAACTAAATTCGCGTGCAATTGCTGTTGCTTACGCTTATCTTGGCTTGGCACTCGTCATACAGGACGATTGACACGCTAGCGTTTTTATCTTGGAAAGATCAAGATTGTTTCTTTGTAGACCGCCCCCTTGTAT